GATAAACCTTTATCAAATTCTGCTTTTTCTGCTAATTGTGCTCTATAACTTGTATTATTTATATAGTTTGTGTTAATATAAGTTATTGCTGCTGTTACATTAATTATTCCAAAACCTCTATACATATCCCATGCTGTAGCATTACTTGCTGTGGCTCTTGCTGCTTCTCTTACTATTTGCCAACTTGCACCTGTTTGCATCTTAATTTTTTTAAGTTTAGCAGCTACTATTGCACAGGTTGGAGATTCTTCATATATAGCAGAAACTGGTTGTAAATTAGTTGGATAATCAAGATATAATTTACTATGCCAAAGAGTTCCAAGATGACCTTGATATTCCATATATACTGTACCTCCAGGTAATACATCTAATGGTGTATCAACTTTAATTTGTGGGTAAGTATTTATCTGTGTTACTGTTCTTGTTAAGTTATAAGATACATTATCAAAGAATCTTACAACTGTTCCTACTTGAAATTCTGGTAAATTTTGTCCTCCATTACTCAAATTAACTAATGTCCTATCTGTTTCAAGTGTGGTTATCCAAGCATGTACAACAGGAAAAGTAGTATCTGGATAATTGGCATTCAGTGAGGTTAAATTAGCTTCTTCAAAAAATTCTATGCCAAATCCATAACTTGCACCACTTTGTGTGGTATTATCATTTATACGTGCTCCTACTGCTATTGTATTAGTTAAAAATGTTTCTGCATTTGGAGTAATATCTCTTCTTATGAATATATTATCAGAATGCGATGCTACTGATAATATATTGGGATTTGAACCTTGTTGTTCTTCTTTTGCTCCTCCACTAAAAGGACGTATTACTAAATTAGCATTTTTTAATTCACAATATTTTGGCGTATATTTAGTTTGAAGTGAACTATTATTTGTTAAAGGGTCTAAATTGGTATCAATATAATCACCTTCAAAAGTTGGATAAACTGCTTCAAAAGTTTTTTTCATTGCTTTTGCATGATATGTATCACCAGTATCATGATCTGATATTACATTTTCTCCTAAAAATTCTTTTTTTGAATCATAATGAAAACCAGTATCTTGTGTAATACCAGATATAATTATATCATAACTTAGTTTTATAAAATCAAACTCGGCTTCTTGCCTTAATAGTCCTTCTGCATCTCTTATATAAAACCCCTGATATGGTTCTACATTCCATGCTTCTGCGCTTGGATAATGAATAATAGGAGTGAGGTTGACTGTACCGCTTCCAAAATCTGCTATGAGTGTTATATTATCAATAATAAAATTAGCATTTAGAGATTGATCAGTAGAAATTTTTATCCATCCTTCATTCCAATTTATATTAAGTCTTTGAATATATATATGATATTTTTGAATACGACGTATTGTATCTATATTCAAATCCTTAATAATTTCAGGTTCTAATTTTTTATTATTCTTTAATTGTAATACAGGATTTATTCCATAATTTATATAAAGTCCAAAATTACCATCTGCACTATCATAATCACCAAATCCATATATTCCTTCTAATCCTACTCCTAATATTTTTGATGTAAATGTCACATCTATTTCATTACATGATACTGTAAAATCCCAAATTGGTTGATTAGACTTTACTACAAAAGAATTTGTATCAGTATCTATATCAAATAAATCTGATAGTAATATTGGTATATATCCAATTAGATTTGGATTTGTTCCATAATAAATACAATATTTATTATTTGGCGATGCCATAGTAAAATATCCTATGCCATAATAAACAGAAGATAAGGCTTCTAATATAACTTGTACATATTCACCTCCCACTTCTTCCCAAATGTTATCTTCTATAAAATCTGTTGCAGATAAATCTGTTTGCCCTTGTACATGATATAACTTTCTTGTATATGATTGTCCTTGTGCTGTTGTCAGTGTTTGTAATATATCCTGGTCTCCATCTTCTCCACTTCCATAATGTGAAACCCAGTCTACACGTAAATTAAAATTTACATCATTTAAACCTGATATTGGTGGGTCTGTAAATACAACCCCATAACTTCCTGGAATTCTAAGAAAAGGAAGCATTACTGTGTTAGGTGGTATAAAATCTCCTGTATCTATAACATAAGTATTTACAGCTAATCCGTTACTTGTTTGCTCTTGTGTGCCATTTTCGGTTTTTATTTCCCAACGTCTAGTTGCTACCGACCATACTGCAAACTGGTTGGTGTCGGTGCATAGTGCAAACCAACCGTATTCACCTCCGTCCGGATATCTGGCGTATAATTCATTTAGCGTAGACACAGGGTCTTTTAGATACCGTAAAACTCCTACGTTTGGTATATCTACAATGAGTGTATGTAGTGCTTCCATTTTTTATTGTTTTGTGGTTATGTTTTTCCCAATTACGCTCTGTAAACCCGGAAACATTTCGAGCGCCCGCATTTCGAGGGCTTTGGCTACATCGTATTTTTCAAACATGGTCAGTACGGTGCTGGCTGATAAATAAGCCATAGGTTCTATTATCTGATCACTTAAACCTAATTCTGTTGTGGGGTCACTGACTTCGGATAATGGTTTAATTACCGGTATGTATATGGCCTCTTCTACTGTATGCGTTTGTAATCCTTTTGGGAGTGTATAATAATTGAGTACGTTTTTTAGTGATCCTGATACATTTTTTACCGAAAGTGTACATGCAGGACGTATAATACTACCGCGTGTGTACTCGTTACTTTGTATGTTGGCGGTTCGCTCGTTTTCTACTGCTGCTTCCATTACCGCTTTCTGCCAACCTGCCATTTTAAATGATGTCAACAAATAAAAATCATCGGGTAGAATTATATAACCGGTTCCATTTGTTAAATCTGCTATTTTCTCGGCAGAAATAAATGATTTGTTGCCAAACCACATGCGTGGCATTACTTTTATACACCTCCGCCATGCGTCGACAAATGTGCCTTCAATGTGTCTGTCTACCTGTGTGGTATCTGCTCCAACCATCACTAATCCTTGATTGGTCATCATACCAGCTTCGTTCATAATCAACAAAACCCTGTTGATAAATTCTTGTTTTGTCATTTCTCTTGATTTTTAATTGGTTTTTGTAAAAAAAGCGAGATTAAAAGGAGCATCCCTCATCTCGCTTTCGGTACTGGTGTCGAATTTTTCTTTAGTCGCTTAAATTAGGAAACGATATTCCTAATTCTGCTGCCTTGGCAAGTATGCCTTCGGCGGTTTTTAACGAACTGTTTGTTGGCCCCACCCTGAATGGTTCTCCTCTTAATATTTCTTTGGCTTGGGAAAATGTGGTTACGTCCGGATATTCTTGTGCGTATTCCTGCTTTTCGGCGTCGATGGCATTTGGTACATTGTTGACTTTGATTTCGCCGCTACCTTCTAAACAGATTACTTTTCCTTCAAGGTATTGTTTGGATGCTTCAATTCCTTTTTGAATCTCTTTGTCCGATGTTTCATATACTAAAACCCCATTACGACGTTTGTTCTCAAATGTAATGGTCTTCGATTTTCCTGCTACATCTATTCTTACTGACGAGATGTTTGAATATTGATCTTTTTTCTGATATGTCTTTTCCATAAATTTGTTTTTTAAGCAGCCGCTTACTTTTGTTTAAGCGGCTGCATTTTTTATAATATTACCCGGCAATGTGAATCTTTGTTTGTTAAAATAAAACAGTTTTCTTCAATAATGGCTTGTCCTGTCGAATCTGCTTTTTGCATTTTCTTATTGTCAATTGGAATGGATTCCATACCATAATGATACTCAAAGGCGTACTTTAAATCAATAACAAAACCACAATTGCTCATTCCGCAATCGTCTAAGGATGGATCGTCGGCAAATAATAATTTTTTTCCTCCGAAGAAATTAATCGCTGTAAAGTTTATGTTCAACTCTTTGTCTCTATATGTTTCGCCTAACATGAACGGATGTGCAAAAACTACTTTCTGAAATGCTGCGCTTAATTCACTCCCCATTGAGAAATATTTGATGTTGCTCGAACGGTTTCCGGTAAATAAAATTCGCCCGAAATCTATAATCGAATCTACATCAAGTCCTCCGTTGAAATCATGTTCTCGTCCTGCCTGCGTCCATATACCTTCTTTGAAATAGGCTAATTCTTCTTTTTCGTTATAGTCGGTATCAAAATATGCCGATCCTGCTGAACCTAACCAAAAATCCGGCATCGAAGTGCGTATTTTTTCTGCAAGCGCCATTTCCATGAGGTCTCTGTCATCCCATCGTACTTCTTTTGTGGCTTTGTTATACCATCCTGATACTCCAAATTCAATGATGTTTTTTTGAATATAATAGTCAGTAGGGGTTGGCAATACATTTACCGGCTGTGTCCTAATCTGTGTTTCTGTTCCTGTCCTTAATCCTCTTAATGCGGTTGCGCCTACTGCTAATGTCGGAATAGTATTTACGCTTGATACTGCTTTGCCATTCCTTGGCTTTAATATAGGCTTGCCATCGCTTTCTTTTCCTACTACATAACATACAAGGCAGTGCCCGTCTGTTGTTGTGCCGTCGGATTTATATCCCGCAATTTGTGGAAAATAAATGGTTTCGGTTACCGCTATTGATTTATTTGCTACCGAGCCGAAGTCTACTGCTGCCTGTGAAACTGCTGTTTCTGTAAATAGTGTGGCTACTGCTATTTGGATAGGGTCTGTTGCAGCTGAATAGACTACAACTTTGTGGTCGGGTGTTCTTTTCTTTTCTCTAAAGTTCTGGGCTAACAACGACCTTGTTACATAATCATAAGGGGCAATCTTTATTACTTCATTGTGTATAGTTCGCGTGACTAATGTCGGACTGTCTTTCAACGCCTGATCTAACGTTACTATATCTTCTCCTGTTATCCCGCCTTCTCCATCGGGTTCTCCTAATGCTGTGGCTGCTGCTGGAGCTGCTCCGGCTGCAAACATAGTCTCTACTCCGCTTACTCCAAACAGAGCGCATAAGAGCATAATTGCGAACATTAAAAGTCCGCTACCTTTGTAATTAATTAAATTCTTTTTCATTTTGCAAGTTTTTTGTGGATTTATTTTTTTTATATCTTTTCTAATCTGTCTGCATAATTGGTCGACTTCTGATCATTAAATTTGGGTCTGGGCATTGGCATTGACTTGCCTTTGTTCCCTACTATATCCGGCACCGGTGTCGATGCGGTTTTGTTGCCTTTAATGACTTCTATGGCTTCGTTTGCTCCTGCTACCTTGGCGGCTTCAAGTTCGGCCTCGCTTACGGCTTCGGCTTCGGCTATTTTGTTCGGCGCATCAAGGGCTTCATGTACTAACTTGATGAAATCTTTCGGAATTACGCGGTCGGCAAAGGCATCGGCTACTTCCATTATGATGTTGTCAATCTCATCTACCATCTCGCTGGATAATGAATTTTCTTTGGCATAATCGGCTAAATCTTTTTCGTAATTCTTAAAATTATCGTCAATCTTCTTAAATCGTTCGTTGAACTCTTCCTGACCTTTCTTTAATTCTTCAATTGATGCATCATCAAGATTTTCACATTTAGGCCCTAATATGCGCCCTAAATGTCTCCATGGATTTTCTCCATTGGCAATCCCCGACAACCACCGCGCTAATAACGGTATCTCCGATATGGCTCCGGCTAATTGCTCGTTGTCTTTATTTAATAACTCGTACTTCCCTTGTAAATCATCGTACTCGGTTAGTCCTTGTCCGGCAAAATCGTATAATGATTCATCGTCCGGTTCGTCGGACACCTCGGGATTGCGGGTTTTGTACCGTGCTATCATGGCGGCTCTTCCTCGCAATGGCGTTTCTTGCTGTTCTTCTGAATTTATTTTTTGTGATGTTGTAGCCATAATTATGAGTTTTATTGGGTTTTATGTTACTTTCGACTTCAAAGGAATAATATTTATTTATTTTTTTTTACCCTAAATGATATTTTATAAATAAATATTGTATATTTGTCGGATTAATGAACATGTGTATGAAAAAACGAACATTGAACACTGATTTTATCTGGCTTAAATGGGATAGGGATAAACTTAGCTTCGACCAAATTGCTCTGCTTGATATTCCATGCAACGTGAGTATTCAAAGAATACGTAACATCATTTATGGCGGACGCTCTCGATGTATTTCAAAGTGGCAAATTGAATTGTATAAATCTTTTGAATTGAAATTTCTTGAACTGAAGGACGTAAACGACGCTATCGAATGGGTAGCCGAAAATCAACCGCCGGTTCGTATTTCTAAATGTACCGTGCGTAGGGTTATTAATGACCACCTGAAAAATAACACTAAAAAAATACATTATAATGGATGAATTAAAACAATTACAGGAAGAATATAAAAACCTGTCGGACTTGAATGATAAATTGCAGACGGAAAACAAATACTTGTCGGATTTAATTGAAGTATTGAGGCTAAGTAAAAATGAAATGTATGACATAATTTTAAAACTTAAGCCGGAAACTGAAAAGCTGAAAACTGAAATTTTAGAGTTGAAACTTGAAAATATTGCCGAATTAAAGGCTTCTAAAATACTCTTCCAGATGGTTCCAAAAGGTTATACGCACCGACTTAAAAATAATATTGCAAATTATGCTAACATCATACTCGAAACGGATATACAGGCTAAAATTAAAGACCTGTCAAAGTATGTTGATAATAATAATCCTTTTTAAAGTTAATTTAAAATAGCTATGAAAATTCTATTTTTAACGGCGTTGATTGTTTTTGCAGCTTACTTTTATCTGCTTGCTTTTATTTTTTATAATGACGAAGAGTTGAATGTCCCTGAACAATCTTTATGTTTTATTCATGTTCATGCTGTTAAAAATATAGATGAAGCTGATCGTCGGTTTGTTTTAGTGAAAAATCTTAGGGGAGAAAATCTTATTACAATCTATCCGCATCACGTTGAAAACGCAAAACAACTTGTATGTAAAGAGGAGGCTAATGAAATAGCCTATATCCAACAACATTTTGATCTGGTCTATGAAAACATTTAATAACTCATGTATTTATTTATGAAGTATCTTGTTGTTATTGCTTTTGTGATTGTTTATTTCCTGTTCGGCCTCGATATGGGATATACTGCTCATTCTGCCTGGTGGACGCATTTTTCTTATTCATTTCAACATGGTAGTTTAATGCACCTCTTTATTAATAGCGTCGGATTTATAGCCATCTATGGTCTATTGGAACGGTTTATTCATCCTGTTAAGTTCCTTACTGCTGCTTATTTTATCGCTGTTGTATCTTCGTTCGTATGTACTTATCCTACAACGGTGGTGGGTGCAAGCGGTGTTATTTATGCTATGATTGGTATGTATTTGGCGTTGTTATTATTTAAGCGTGTGCATTACCGCTACAAATCTGACTTGCTGATTTTTATTTTGTCGGTGGCTGTATTCTTTGTTATTGGCTTTCTTAAACAAAATATGGCTGGAATGTTACATTTTGTCTGTCTTATCATGGGCGTTGTTTTTGGTTCTGTTTGCCTGAAATTCTTCAAAAAATGCGTTTAATAAATTACATTGAAAAAGGATTTTTATATCTTTGGGGATTTTTTCTAAAAATGTGATATTTTAATTAACTGATTTGATTATGGCTATTCCTACTTTTATGTTTCGCGCTGTGCGCGTCGATAACCACCAATGGGTTACCGGCTATTATGCGTATAAACCTATCGTTAATAAACATTATATCGTTCGTGAGGTTATCGTGCCTTACAGTCTGGTTAATTTTTTTAATGAAATTGAAATTGTCCCCGAAACTGTTGAATTTATTGATAATGATCATGAATAAAATAAATGAAAAGCCGCTATCCGTAAACGATGCGTGGAAAGGTAAACGTTATAAAACGGTAGAATACAAAGTGTATCAAAATAAATTGCTTTGGCTGTTACCTACTAATATTGTCATCCCTCCTCCTCCTTTTGAAATTTACTTTCGTTTCGGATTTAGCTCTACTGCTTCCGATTGGGATAACCCTGTGAAACCGCTACAAGATATTCTTTCTAAAAAGTATGGTTTTAATGATAAACTTATCCGTCGCGCTGTAGTCGATACTGAAATTGTGGCTAAGGGAAATGAATTCTTTGAATTTGAATTGAAATCTTTTAAATAATTATTATGAATCTTACTCCAAAACAAAAAAGAAAAGTCATGGCGCTATGCAGGCACATGTTAAACGATGGTAAAGTACTTGTGAAAGATAAATTCGACTATACTGTTAAACAAAGCAATATTACTGCTCTATCTGCCGATTATACGGTTACGCTATCTGACACTGTGCATAGAGAATATTCTGTGGATAACGTTACTATTATTCCCATCAATGTAATTGATGTAGTAAAATGATTTGAAAGAAGATAAACTTATGAATTGTGTCTTGGTGGTTTTCTTGGGTGTTATAAAAATTTACTGAAATTCAGCATAATTGGCTAATATCATAAAAAAACAGCCTGTTCGGTATTCTATTACCGCAACCGGCTGTTTTTTTATGAGTTTATTTTATTTTTATCTTTATTACTTCTCTTTTTAAACTGTCGCTTTGGTGCTTGTAGTACAATTCATCGTCTTCGGTCAATTCTCCCGTTTTGAGTAACCGCTCTATGCGGGTTATTGCTTTTTCGTAATCGTTTATGATGTTTGCACGATCTACCTTTATTGGGTTAACTTCTTTGATATACTCCGTTTCGCTTATTTCGCCGGTCTGTAATTTTTCCATGTATCCCTTCTGCTGGCGTATTATTTCATCGGCTTCCCTAATGCGGTTGTAGTAGTCTTTTATCGTGGTGTTTTTTTCCTCAATGTCTGCACTGCTGGTGTAGAAACGGGTGGTAAAACTTCGTCCGCCTTCGGCTATTAAACTGTACATCCCTCCTAAATAACTTTTGGCTAAATGGTTTACTACATCGGGGTTTAAGCTTATTTTGCCTTTTTCTACTCCATTTCCTCCTGTCAGGTGATCTAACCATTTGGTGAATCCTACCACGCTTTCGGGCGCGCGCGGTTCTCCTATGCGGTTCAATCTCGCTTTCTGATAACCTGGCATTTCGGCTTTCTCGGCTTTGTATTTGTCGAATATCTGACCACTCATAAAGTTGGTATTGGTTGCTAATTCGGCAATGCCTCTGATTGCATCCGGACTTATCGCTCTCATTAAATCGTCGAATCCTGCTATCTCCCCTGCGGCAATTGTGCCTAATGGCGATATGGGTATCATGTCTGCGGCTGATTTTAATGTATTCATGGCTGTTTCTATCATCTCCGTGCGACCGCTCATTAATTGATAGGTTTCGTCTCCTAATTTATAGAATATGCGTAATTCCTGCGGTAATGGTATTTTTGCAAAACCTCCTGTTCCTGTGGGTAAACATAAATTTGTCTGGCGTTCCCAATTACTCATTTTCATGTATTCCTTTTCATCGTCGTCGCCTCCTATCATTCTTATTATCATTGGTAGCAAAAATCCGACTGATGCAAACATTCCAATGGTAGCGCTCATTCTTACCGGATGCATTTTATATACATGTCCGAAGTTGGCTAAGGCTTGTACTCCGGCATTCACAAACATAAACATGGCTTGTACTTCTGCTGCTCCCATGGTGCCACTTCCTCTGCGATTGAAGTTGAGCGTTACTTCTTTACTGTCGCTCACACTGCGTTCTATGCTGCGACCATTTTTACGACTGGTAATGTATACGGCTAAACGGGTGCTGTTTTCTATCACCCTGTTGCCTGTATCTATTACATTCACTAATGCGTCAATGTCTGTCAGTGGATTAAGATAGTTTTTACCTTTTTGTTTTTTATACAGCTCATTTTGTATGTCCCGTATTTCAAGTAAATGACTGTAACCGGTTTCGCCTCCGTTCATCTCAAATTCTCTCAGGTATTTTTTGTACAGCGCTCCGTCATTTCCCATATCAAAAGTTACGTCGTTGGTTAATACGGCAATGGCTATGGGATAATTTTTGAAAAACTGTGCCGTATAGTTCGCTCCTTCTTTGCTTGGCAATATCGTACTTGCAAATACTAAATCCCTTGCTCCATTGGTGAGCATGAATTGAGGACTGCGGCTGGTGATCATCGAGCTTACAAAGCGGGTTGTTGATCTAATGCCTTTTATAATTGCAAAATTGTCAAGCATTCTGTTGTTTAGCTCGTTTATTGCGTGCGATACTCTCGGATTGCCATTGATATATACCTGGTATAATACACCATCTTCGTATATCGGTATGGCATGTTGGCGTTTTTGCTTTGGCTTAATAAACAGGTCGCCTATTCGTAATCCTTTGTTAAACCGCTTTGCTTTTCCTTCGACTTCGAGTTGCTTCATTTTCTCGTTCCATGCTGCTATCTCTCCGTTTTGTATTTCGTGATCTTCGCTGAACTCGGGTTCTGTCTCCGTCCATATTTCTTTGCCGGTTAGCTCGTCTGTTCCTGTGAGTACATACCATGCTTCGCTTACCGTCATTAAACCGCTTTTATCTATTCTGCCTAACCGCAACATGGTTTGATTTAATTGATTCCGGTTGGCTTTGTTTATATTGGTTTGCGCCATTTGTATAATGTATGCAAACGGATGTTCCGCGCGGGTTCCGCGTCCGCTGGCTTTAATTATAGCATTGCTTACTACATTTTTATTGTCAGGGGATTCGTATGGCCATATCTTTTCGGCTTCTACTTCGTGTCCCCTCAATGGTATGTAATATTTATATCGCGATTTTAGTTCGTCAATTTCGGCTTTTGTGTTTATACCGCTACTGACTAATCTGTCTAACGTGTAGTTTGTGGCTGCATTGATAGCCGACCAAAAACTGTTGAGCGTGAGTTGTTCTCCTTTTACGTTTCCTGGTATCATGGTTTCGCTTATGGTCTTTTCAAACTCGGCTATGTAATTGGCTATTATGGCGTCTCGCTCTGCTTTAAAGTTTTCTAATTTCTGTATTTTGGTTACCTCTCCTTTTTTGCTGGGATCAAAGGGTAGTCCGTTTATTTTTGCATATAATTCGGCTGCTATTGCATATATACCTGAATAATCGTCCCGTTCTTTGAATTTTTTCCCTTCGGTTTCCGCTGCTTTTCTGGCTTCTTCGCGCATGTATTCGTTTCTTTCTAACCCGTGTTTAAGAAATACGTAATTTTCCAAATCCCTGTATTCGTAATTGGTGTATTTCTGTATGTTGAGTAAATTGGCGTTCAATGGTGCCATATATCGTTTTCCGAAGTCATTTAAATGTCCATCATTTTTACCTTGTAATGCGGTATATTGCATATAGAAGTTATTGAAATCGCTTATACGTGTGCCTTTTTCTTTTAATAAGTCCTGAAATATGCGTACACTCCGAATGTTATCCTGCCATCCTTCTACTAAACGTCCGAAAAATCCTCCTAAGCGCTGATCTAATTCTAACCGCAATAATTCGTTGTTTATTTCAGTATCCTGCTCAACCGGCGGTAATCCTCCTGTTATGTCGCTGGTTGTTTTTGCTAATGCTTTGTTTAAAGTCTGACGATAGTTCCAATCGGCTATGACTTTCGCCCACTCGGCTATTGATTGCCCTGGTATGCGCGTCGGTTTTGGATCGTCGTCGTCTATTTCTGTTTTATCTATCGTTGGTTCTTCTATGCCTTTTAATATACGTTGGCGTTCTTCGTGTAATGCCAACATTTGTTTGGCATATTCCTGGTTGCTTATCTCTTTTTTGCGGTGGCTCTCTGCTAATGCGGTTTTGGAAATCATTATTTCCTGTAAACGTTGCATTTTGCTTCCCTTGTTAGCGTATTCAGATGCTTTTTCGTTGTATTGGTCTATTTCTTCTGCATACTCTGCTATGGGTTGTCCCGTATACTCTGGTTTTGGTTCATAGAGTTTTCCTTCATCGGCATAACTTTTATATGATTCTAATATTTCTGTGCTTTGACCCACGCACAAATAGTCTAATATTTGTGTGTTTGCAGCTTTTAGTTGTGAATTGATTTTTTTCAATTCATCGGCGGGTATCATGACGTTACCTCCTAAAATTACCGAATTCCCATGTTTTCCTATGATTGGTAATAATGTGGCTGCCGATATATCTGTTGTTAAAAATGTACGTACAATGACATTGCCACTGTTCACTACTATTACGATAAATTTATCGTCGGTGCCCCGTTTAAATTTACTTATCGCTACTGCTACATCGCTTGAATCTTTAATTTTACTTAAATTACTGGTCTTGGTATATAATTTTTGCCTATCGAATGCATATACTTTGGCGGAGACTTCTTTGGTCGGCTTGTCTACTCGGGTTTCGAGAATATCTTGTGTGTTTTCGTCAAATTCTACATATTTACCGCTGTCTAAATTTATAATTACACCGGGTAGCACCTGTGCTATGCCATTCATTGCCTTTATAATTTTATTTTGCATGTTAAAATCTTGGAGGGATGCAGCTAATTGCCCTGATGGGTGGTTATGGACAAGACATATTCTGTCTGATCCAAATTCTTTGGCCGCGGCTGCAATGAGTTTTACGTCTACAATCGATGCATCTGTACTGCCTGAACTTAGATAGAGGACTTTGTACGTTCCGTTTTTGTTGATAAGAACAACAAATATGTTTTCGGTTGGTTTGCTTTCGAGACTACGAAACAAGTAAGCTATATCGCGCGATGAGCGTATGTGTGTATCACCAGATAGTTTAATGTGCTTTTGTTCGCTCATTAAACGCTCAAAATGTGTTACGTCCTCTGCGTTCGGGTCTGAATCCCAGTATGAATCAGTTGTTCCTCGTTTGCTATCTTCTTGTTGTTGTAGGTCATTGCCGGTGGTTTCAACAGGAAACAAACTGAGTTGTTCTCTGATATAGGGTATGGTTTCTCCACTTTGCGTCTTGTACTCATAATAGTTTTCATTTGATTTACTGATAATGTTTGGTGCTTGCAAAGATAATTTATTTTTGCCTGTTTTATTACTTTCTACCTGAAAATGTAGGTTTGTCTCATTTAAATTGTCTTTTCCATCGTTTTGGGTTAACGGCGTTTGTTTTGTAAGTTTTTTACCTGACAATAATTCACTTGCTGCTACATTTACAAAATCGTTAAATGTGAGATTTTCTATTTGTGCCGGCGTTAGGTTCTGTATGCCAAATTTTGACCCAATGTGTTGCCATACATCTGTTATCCATGCACGTATTTGTGCAAATAGTCCTATGTTGCGTTTGATGGCTTCTCCTTTGTCTCCTATTGCTTGTGCCATGGCTTCTTTTATACGTTCGGATTCGCTTAGGTTTTTGTAATTTGGATCGGCGTTTACGCTTTTCCAGTACGGAGTATCTTTTACAAGTTCTGCCCCGCGGTTGTACAAGTTGCTGCCTTCAATGGCATCTATCCATAAGTGTCCAAATTCGTGAATGGGAGTGTTTAGATTGGGCGTGGAGCTGTTCAGGTAAACTACGCCGCCTTTTACAAAACCGTAAACAGCGCCGGTAGGGGTTTGCATAATCTGCTTTTGCTCTGTACCGTCCAAAATACTTTCTATTTCTTCCGGAGTTATCATGCGTACTTCTTTGGCAAGTCCCGTTTTCAGGAGTTGTTCTACGATTTCCGCTACTTCTTCCGTGGTTGTAGGCTGTATGGAGTTGCCGGCATGTAGTTGTGCTTTTTGTTGTGATGCTTCTATTTCTCTTTTTACTTCGGCTTCTGTTTCTGATTGTATTTGTATGGCTAATTCTTTAGCTGCCGGATCATTTCTTTTTAATTGTGCAAATAATTCTTTTTTATTATTATAGAAATAAGCTTCTCCACCAATACTTTTTAATTCACCTAATGAGGTGAGTTTAGTTTCATTAAAATTAGCATAGCCACCTATACATTTTAATTCGCCTAATGAGGTGAGTTGGTTGTCCATAAATTCAGCATTTCCACCTATGCTCTTTAATTTGTCTAATGAAGTAAGCTGGCTGTAATTAAAATTAGCATTACCGCCTATACTATTTAATTCTCCCAATGAGGTAAGCTGACTGAAACTGAAATTGGCATTTCTACCTATAATTTTTAATTTGCTTAATGATGTGAGTTTGCTTTCATTGAATTCAGCACTTCCGCCTATTATTTTTAATGCTCCTAATGAGGTCAGTTGGCTATTACTGAAATCAGCATGGCCTCCTATACTTTCTAATTCACCTAATGAAGTGAGTTGGCTATTACTGAAATTAGCATTTCTGCCTATGCTTTTTAATGCTCCCAATGAGGTAAGTTGACTATCTCTAAAATCTGCATCACCGCCTATACTCTTTAATTCGCCCAATGAGGTGAGTTGGCTGTCATTGAAGTAAGCTGTTTCGCCTATACTTTTTAATTTGCCTAATGAGGTGAGTTTGCTACCATTGAAATAAGCTGCACCGCCTATATTATTTAATTTGCCTAATGAGGTGAGTTGGCTATCTCTGAAATATGCTGAACCGCCTATACTCGTTAATTCACCTAATGAGATGAGTTGGCTGTTTATAAAATCAGCAGTTTCGCCTATACTAGTTAATGCTCCTAATGAGGTAAGTTGGCTGTCACTGAAATCCGCTTTTCCACCTATACTCGTTAATGCTCCTAATGAGGTGAGTTGACTGTCTCTGAAATAAGCTGCACCACCTATATTATTTAATTTGCCTAATGAGGTAAGTTGGCTGTCCATGAAATTAGCATTTCCTCCTATACTCGTTAATGCTCCTAATGAGGTGAGTTGGCTATCATTGAAATTAGCATTTCCACCTATACTTTTTAATTCGCTTAATGAGGTGAGCTGGCTGTCACTGAAATATGCTGAACCGCCTATACTCGTTAATTCACCTAATGAGATGAGTTGGCTGTTTATAAAATTAGCAGTTTCGCCTATACTAGTTAATGCTCCTAATGAGGTAAGTTGGCTGTAACTGAAATCCGCTTTTCCACCTATACTTTCTAAAATTCCTAATGAGGTGAGTTGGCTGTCATTGAAATTAGCATTTCCACCTATACTTTTTAATTCGCTTAATGAGGTGAGCTGGCTGTCACTGAAATCCGCATCACCGCCTATGCTCTTTAATACTCCTAATGACGTGAGTTGGCTGTTACTGAAATCAGCTTTTTCTCCTATACTTTCTAATGCTCCTAATGAGGTGAGTTGGCTGTTACTGAAATAAGCTGTACCGCCTATACTCTTTAATTCGCCCAATGAGGTGAGTTTACTGTTATTAAATGCAGCCCAGTCACTAATTTTAACAATATCGTTTCCCCACAATAAATGTATGTATGAAGCAGCGTTAGCATCTATTTGTTTTAAAATGATTTTATTATCTTCTGTATAACTAACTCCACACAGCTTGTTTAATGCGTGTTCCCGTATTTGCTTGTCTATTTTTTCGATTGAATCTATTATTCCGTTTTTGGTGGTAAATGTTATGTTCCCTTTTTCGGTTGTCATTTCAATTTTTCCGCCTTTTAAAAATGTTACTTTAGTCGGTTGTCCGAATAGAAAGCTTTTTGAATAATTTGTTATGTTTTTTATCTCTCCTTTGTTATTGATTATAAATTCATCTACTATTCGTTCCGAGTTTAGATCATTTATGTACGCTTGTCCATTTTTAATATAAAAATCGCCTCCCCAGTATACACCGTTGGTCTCTTTGGCATAGTTGAAATATCTTCCTTTGTTGTCTCTGGTTATACCATCGGGCAAATCAAACTTTTGTTCTTTGTTTAATTTTATATTGAAATAATTGGCTATGCTTTCGTTTAATCCTTCGGCTATTTTATTTAAGTCTGAACCGTATGTAGCGTCTGGATTGGTGTTCCCCACGTGAATGGTGTGATTGTACCGGGATATAATTTTTATTATCTTTCCATCTTTTGATATTTGTATGCTTAATACGCTTGTACTGAATGGGTCTTCCCTGTGGTTTTTAAGTCCTGAAAGATTATATGTTCCATCGGGGTTTTTCCGCCCTTGTGCTTCCAGGTATTTTTTCCATGATTCACTTAAATTATCTTGTGTTAGCTTTTCTGCCTCTACGGTTTCGTTTGCATCTTCTTTTACAATGAATGAAACAAAATTGTTTTTTGCCCGTGCATACGGATCGTTGAAAGTACATATTACATCTACTCCGTTTTGTCCGTTTTCGGGATAATACATCCTGAAATTTAAAATGTCATTCCCCGATGGGGTTGGCGTAAAGGTGTATCCTGCCCCTTTTAATAACTCGGCAGGGTTTGTGGTATATTTACCGGCATCTTCAGCGTTTTCTCCTTTCTCGCTTAATTGTTTTAAAAATTCTTTTTCAATGTCTGTGCCAATATTTTTTAGTATAAATGGCATGTTTGACTTTATGGGTATTTTCTCTTTTAAATATGCTATGAGTTGTTTCTCGTGGTCAAAAGCAATAGGCATATTACTCCTGATTAATCTGGCTGCCGTTTCACCAAATTCTTTTTTATAAAGATTGGTTTTTTGCTCTAAATTCAAGAATTCGTTCCCTGTACTGTATCGTATCTCGTTTAATCCTAAATAGGCAAGTTCCGCGTTGTTTTTGGTGATGGATGAGAATAGATGGCTGAATTGCTCTTTTATACTGTTGAGCTTTCCTCGCTGCGTTATTGGTTCGCCGCTAAGCAATTTTTCTAAGGTTATTCCGGCTATTTCTTCTGCATTCAGATCATCGTATTTACTTACCCCAAATATTTCCTTTATTTTATTGAAAAATTCTTCTATGTATTCTTTGAGTTTTGCTAATGCTGTCTTGTTTTTTGAATTTTCAACGATGTCTTCCCATTTTCCTTCGCCTATGTTGCCTAATAGTTTGGCAAATGCTTCGTCTGCTATTTCATCTTCTGTCGTTAGATTTGAGTAATTGGGGTCGTTTTTTACTTCGTTCCATTCATCGGTCTGTTGAATTGATCTGACAATATTTTTCCAAAGACTTTTATCTGTTTGTCTGATTATAGCGTTAAGTAAATGTCCGTATTCGTGTATGGGTGTGTTCGCGTTTAAGCGTTCTGAATTTATGTAAATTGTTCCGTCTTGGGTTACCGCTCCATATATTTGTCCTTTTACGTTTCTTAATTGCTGAATTATATTTTTATTACCATTGGCAAATTCTTCTATGTCGGTGGTTGTTTTTACTTTTCCCCCAAATGCCTTGTTTAATATGGTTGTCAGTTTTGTAAACTGGTCTTCGGTTATGGGCTGAAAGGCATTGCCGGCGTGGTAAAGTGGTAAGCCTTCCATAGCGCTGCGCTTCATACTGTCGGTTACAGGAAGGGATTGCTGTGTACCTGTTTCTGGTATTTCAATAGTTTCCACCTTTACTCCAAACGGTTTGCCCAATTTACTCATGGCACTTGGTACAATGGCATCGTAAAAGGCTTTCATGCCGCTACCGCCTACTTTTAAATTGTCTCCGGTGAAATCTCCACCACCCTGTTCAATTGCTTTTGAAGCTAAATCTTTTCCAATGTAATCAGATAAATTGTCTTTTGTGCATACTGCTATTTCTTTTAATTCTGGTTCACCTTTAGGACGTGCCATGACAGTGTATTTTCCTCCGTCTTCGTCTACTACTATACGATCAACACTCTTGGATAAATCGTATCTATCTGCTTGTTGTTCTCCTGTTGTCCATGCTATCCTGTCAAACCCATTTTCGGCTGCATATCGCATCATACGTCGTGCGGCAAGCGTTACCCACTGGTCGGTTTTCTTAAATGGCATATCAGGAATAGAACCTTTTTCTTCTTCAATAGAATTTAATTCTGAAAGAAGAGTAGCCATTTTATTATTTTTTTCAGGTTCGTATTTACTTGCCCATTCTAATAAATTGGCTTCTCTTCTTATTCCATTATTATTTTCGGCCGCATCTTTATTTCTCAAAACGTCTAACTCTTGTCTAAGAGTTTCCATTTCAGCCTGAATTTTATTTTCCCTTTGAATAAGTTTTTTATTACTAAATCCTTCTTTCTTTCCTTTTTGCGCCCAATCTGACTGTATTTCTTCAATGAATAGTACGCGTTCTCCGTTTACTGTTCTTTCGTCAAAACGGATATGTGCAAGTATTGGGGCATCTGCATAGTATTTACTTGTATGAAATTGTTTAAATGTTCCAGCGTCTTTTATTCTTGGAAGTGTTAATAATAATTCTCTGTAATTTTCACCTCCAGGCAATGAATATTTTTGATACTGTTTTTCTCCTTCATTATTTTTTGATCTAATTTTTGATAAATATTGATTTCTTTTACTATCTATTTTTTCTTTTTTTAAATCTGTAAAATATATATCCATAGCATCAAATAATTCAGAATAATCTTCATATCCTTTATTGATTGCAATGTCATTCATTATTTCTTCATCAGCATCTCCTAAATAATATCCATCTTCTAAAAATATTGGTTCTGAAATATCAAAAAATTCCCTTGTTTCTACATCCGTATCTATCTCAATATCCATAATGTCATCTCCAACCATTTCATCAACTACATTTTCTAATTCATTTCGCAGTTCTTTATCCTCATTTTCATTTAAAGTCAAATTTACTTCCTGAATATCTATCCTATTTTCGTCAATCCATTTCTGAACATCGGTTTTAGTCAATTTTTCGGGAAGTTCGTCAAATCCCATCCAATCCATTTCGGCTTGCTTGGCTCCGTTTTTTAGGAGCATGGCTTTGAACTGGTCTTTAGTTCCTTTTTCTTGTTGTATAGATTCTAATGCTTTTTCTACGGTTGAGTAAAAGCCAATGGGAGATATGGATTGAAATTGTACGTTTTCTCTCTCTGCGACACGTCGTACTACTTCCGATCGGTTATCTGTATAGCGTTCTACTTTTAATCCGGCATTTTCGAGTATGGCAAGTACTTTTGGATCGGTGTCTTCCGGCACTATTGCGGCTGTAAACTCCGATAGATATACTTTGCGTGTTGGTTTAGTTTCAAAGTATTCTGTTGGTGCATTTTTGACCATTTCTATAAACTCGATAAGTTTAGTTCGTGCTTCTTTATCTAGTACGTCAAAACTTTCTGATTGTCCTTTGTTAGCAAGTGTTACTATTTCGTTGGCCAATGATTCTTCAAATACACCTATTTTATTTCCCTTAAATTTGAAAAATGGTTCTAAAGTTTCTTTAAGTGCTGTTAATTTGTTATCAACTTCGTCTTTTACTTTTTCAATTGTTTCTTTGTCTGTTAATTTGCCTGCGTTGTCTTTTATATCGGTTATACTCTTAAATTCTGGTGTTATACGTGCGCGTATAGAACCTGTTCCATAAAAGAATTGTTCGGCCCCACGAAGATTTTTTGTCTTCATGGTTTTCATTACATTATCGATGGTGTGCGCTACGTACTTACGATTACCTTGGTTATTATAGCCTTTGAAAATTTCCTCTTTTATATCTAATTTATCGTAAAAGTCAGTAGCCCATTTTCGCCATTTTGCTTCCATATTGTTTTTTACAATATAATTGGAAGCATTACGAAATGTATTTATGTTGTCAATTTTGTTTGCTACTCGAATATACCGTTTTACTCCGTCGAATAGTTGTCTTGAATTGTTGTCGTTAAGTATTCCGTTTTCATCCGTAAATCTTTTACGATACTTTTCAAGTGTTGGGTTTTCTGCAAAAAATATATCGGTCAGTTGTTTGCGTACTTTCTCATCGTTTACTATATCCAGATAGTCGTAACCTTCTATTGAGGAAATGGCATCAATTGTTTGTTGGCTGTATTCTGTTTTTTCTCTTTCAAGTATTTCATCTAACTTTCCTTCTTCTGCTAAAAAAATCGTTTTAAGCGAATTGCTGTCTATAATTCCTTTTTTCCCATCTTCAGCTGCTTGTTCTATTCCATACCATACGCTTGCTTGTAATTCCGCAGGAAGTATTTTAACTGCTTGTTGAATTATTTTTTTTCCTTGCTTGCTTATGGTGTATGTTAAATTAGGGTATCGTGAACTGTAAATGTCTGAACCAAAAGTTCGTGCGCCTTGTTGTGGATCAACCATACGTTTGTCGCCTATAAGCGTTATTTCGCCATACCCTGTTAGAGGCGTGTCGGATTTAGTTATTGCTAAACTCGGCATTGGTAGCGCGCCTAATTTATCTGCATTGAGTATGCCTTCGGCTTTTATGTTATGTAAAACTACTAAGTTGTTCTCTTTTTCAATAACCTGAAATTGTACGTCGTTACTTAATTCTGCTTCTTCAATTTCTTCATAAGCGGTTTTTCCTTTAAGTGTTTCAAGGTCGTATGCTAATTCTCCGTTATATATTCCGTTGATCACATAAGGTTTGCCACGATAATAAACTGTGTCTCCATTTTTGTATTTGTGTGTTTGCTCTTTCGCATCGCTTTCGGATGGTTGATTGGTTACTTTTACTGTTTCCTGATTTATTTGTCTTTCTGTGGCTGTGGCTGCTTTTTCGCTCTCAACTCCCGTAAGGCTATTAATTGCGCCCGTTTCCGTTGTTGTGGTGTTAGTGTTTTCATAATAATTATTTTGTAAATTTTGAATGATGTCTAATTGTTCTGGTGTAAAATTAGTTATTCCTAAGTAACTTTGCAATATATCGTCCGGAATACTTTCAAGATATTCCTTTTCTTCTGTTGTAATGCTATCCCATTCTGCCTGTTCGTTCTCACTGAAATCGCGACTGTCACGCAAATTTTCTGCCATTTCTAATGCTTCTGTCGCATTGTTTATATGCAATAAAGTGTCTACTACTACATTGTAAACTTCTTGACCGTCTATGTTTCCCATAAAATCAACATCTCCACTCTCAAATATTTTGTGGGCAAATTCCTGCGGCGTGATGCCATTTTTATCATCAATCATGTTCTTCCGCGCTTCGCGTTCGCCCGGCTTATTCACAAATCCTAATTCTTGTGCAAGTCCTTTGTTTGGCGCAGGCGAATCCCATATAAATTTTGTTCCGGCTGCTATATGACGGAGTACGATGTCTTCAACGGTCATGGCGTCGCCTAAGTTGTTTAGTCGTTTTTGCCACGGATTGATTGTGTTGCTCTTTTGTTTTTTTCGGACTTCTATTACCGGCTGTTGGTTAATCTCCGACGCCGTTGACGCCTTATCATTTTCAATCGATGGTGTTAGGTTATTATCATTTTCAACTGATGCTGCTTTGGTTTTGGCTTCTTGTTCTCTCCTAAATTGCTCTTCAGGACGTACGTTGCTTCTCGTTGCCGGTTTTATTTCGGGTTGTTCGGGGATTTGTTCTACCTGTGGCATAAGCGACCTTATTTCGCCTAATTGAGCGTCTAACGATGCACGTTCTTCTGTTAGCTTGTTTAAAGTTGATTTGTTTTTTTCGCGTATTTTGAGTTGCTCCTGTATGGTTTGTGCATTACGAAGTTGTCCGTAAAGCGATTCGTTTGTTTTTTTCTGGTCTTTAATGTTTTGTGATATCAGGGCTTGTATATTACGTTCTTGTAATCCTAAACCTTTTTGGGCTTCTTCTTCGCCATAATTTTCCTGCATGTACCGATAGGTTTGGGTAACGGTCATGGCATCAAAATCAATTTCTCCTTTTTTGTTCGTCGGATAGGGTTCTACCGTGCTGATGTTACCGGAAAGCGAAGTTTCTTGTTCCGCCGTTGGCGGCTTAACCGCAACGCTGAATCCAAATTCTTTCATCTCTTCCGGCGTAAAACGATCAATGAGGTTTCCGTCCTTGTCATTTATCAGGTAGTTCCCCTCCTCGTCTTTTTCTCCTACTACAAATGTGTCTCCATTAATTACCGCCGTAGTGCCTGGCGCATATACAGGTTCTTCGGTTTTTGTTTGTCCTTGTGTAGTAAGTGGCTGCTCGTTTCTTTTGGCTAATTCTTCTTCTATTTGTCTGAATACTATCTGTGCTTCGTTTTTTTGCTGCTCGCTTAACGTTCCGCTTTTTAAGGCAGAATTTATGTTTTTATATTGTGCCTTTAGTTCTTCGGTAGGTATGGATGTATAGGATTCACCACCGGCTACTGGTTCTTGGCTGTTGTCGGATACCGCTTCTACATCTTGTACTGCTTGTTCAAAGGGTATTTCTGATTCCGCTCCTTGTACGTTTACTACCAATCCTGTCTGGGTTATGGCTACAACTGTCCCTGGTATTTTCCCTATGTCGGTATTTAACTGTACCTTCATGCCTTCACCAAATTCGCTTCGGGTAAATTCTTCGGCTTCAATTTGCATGAAACTTTGTTGTAATATACGTTTGGGGTCTTCGCTTTGGATGGCGTTTATGTTTTCAGCAGGTATTATATTTACTTCGTGTGTGCCGTCTTCGTTGGTGTTTCCTGTATAGTAATAAATGGCTTCGTCCGATTGCTGCTTGTTTACTTTTCCATCTTCATCGAGAATTACCGTACCGCTTTTTACCGTGTAGTTTTCTGTATCGGCTATGCCTTGTATGGTTATTTTGTCTACCGTGCCTGTTTTTTCATTGGTTTGTTCCTCAATTTGCTTTACTGCGTTGGCTTTTTTACGTAATAACTCTATATTGGTTAATCCTACATTTATTAATGCAGCATTCAGGTTGTTGCCGGCTTGCATATAGTCACGTATGGCGGTCTTTTGTTCTGTTGTTAGGTTTTCTGCCTGTAATGCCGCGTTTAATACTTGTCTTTGATTCTCTAATGGCGCAGTGATTATCTTCTCTCCATCAAATTCAAATTCACTATCATCAAATGATTTTTTTAAGTTGGCATTGGCTTTATCATATTCTTTTTTTAATGATTCTAATGTCGATGCTACTTTGGCATTGCGTATTAATCCTGGTGTGCCTACTAAACCGAAACCGCCGCCGGCAACTGTACCATAAGCCATTTGTTTTGCTGATTGTGATAGCATTTCATTTAAATTGAATTGCTGAATTCCGTTGGCACTGTCGAGCAAATAATTTCCTATTCCGGATGCAAATTCTTCTCCTCCTTCTGCAAATGGAGCTTTCCATAAAATTGATCCGTTTTTTAATTGCTTTGTGGTGGCTTTTATTATACCGTCGACGCTGTTACGCATTACGTGTTCTGCTACTGCTGTTCCGCCCGTTTTATAAATTTTACCTAACATTTTACCGATTGGGATATCCCCTAATAATTCTGAACCGGCTTCAATGGCTCCACTTCCGTATGCTATCAGGTTTTTCTGTAACTCTGATAATTCCGGATTGTTTTTATCAAGCTCCCTTTTGCGTGTTCCTGCTACTTGTGCGCCTATAAGCGATAAACCTAATTGCGGTGAACCTGCCATCGTGGCGCCTATGGCTATTGCGGATGTGGGCGCACTTTCTATCGCTCCTAATGATAAATCGCCGAGAGCGCGACCGAAATCTCCTTCTTTTATGTAGTCAATAAAATCTTTTTGCCTTATATTACCATTATCGTCTATCGTATTGTGTTTTCCGGCTGCCGATGAACTGTATGCTTGATCTTCGAAAAATATATCGGCTAAACGTCCGAATGCTAATCTGTCGGATTGTTTTTTGCTTATCCAACCAAAAAGTGGTTTTTCAATATTTTGATGAATAAATTCACTCAAACCTCCTCCTACTGCTGCTCCTCCCGCATTTAAACCTTCTACTACGTTTCCTGCTGCAAGGCTGGTGTTACCTAACCAATTGTCGCCAAATACAGATTTTTGTTCGTCCGCAACTGTTTTAAATTGTTGTATAAACGGTCTTTCGTTCCATCTTTCGGGATTGTTCTTCCATTCTTCTACTTGTTTTTTTTCTGGGAGTTGGTCGAATAAACTATTCATATAGTCTTGGTCATCGGCTATTAAATCCCACGATATATTCCCTGATTCGTCGGTCTTTTTTATACCGTATCTTTCTGGTGCAGTATGCAGCAAATCCCATTGAGCCTGCGCCTGAATTTGCGGGTCATTGATATAATCATTACTTTGTTGTTTTGATTCTTGTTGTACGTTATGCCCTTTATTGAGGCTTTCTCCTGTTGCATCAATGAATTCCTTTTGTATGTCGGGCTGTGTGTTGGCGGTTTGTTCCTGTATTAAACCTGATAAATCGTCCTCGCGTTCTCGTGGATTGTAGAGACTTGCCTGTGCGTCTTCCGGATTGTAAAATTGTCCGGCTGGCTTGTCCTGCAAATTTAAATTCATTGGCGCTGTCGGAAAACTGCCTAAACGTAATTTGTCGGATTCCGTAATTGGTGTTTGTTTCGTAGTTTCTTTGCTCTCCGGCACAAACCATGGGTTACTGTTCTTTTGTTCGGCTGGTTGTAATAGAGACATTTTTCCGCCTGGTAAGAAATCGGTATTATCTGCCAATGATACTTTTTCTTCGTACACAGGATATTTTTCTATTATCTTTTGCGATAATTCAAAATCGTCTATATCTGCATATTCAGGATATTGTGATTTTATTTTTGCAGAGAAATCTTTGTATGATATTTTTTCTGACATTGCGTATTGGGGTTTTTATAGTCCTAAATTTAATGGATCGTTGGTTTTTCTTTTTGCTTGTTGTTCCTTTTCGAATCTATCCGATAATTCTTTCCGAATAGCCGGTGTTGCTTTTGCGTCCCACTGGTAGCTTACCTGTGGCTTAAGGGTTACCGGGTTTACTTCTGTTTTCTTTTGCATATACCCTTTTTCTACAAGCCAATCTTTATTTATCTTTTCTGCTCTTTCTGTCGCATTTACGGCTTCTGTTGGGCTGATACTTGTTTTTGTGCCTGTGCCTGTACTTCTGCCTGTTCCTGCAGTTTTATTTACTAAGCCTGCCTTATAATTTAGCAATTGTTTGCTCTGTTCAAATTTCCTTTTGTCATTCTCAATTGTCTGTAATCGTTTTTTTTCGGCTTCGGATTCGGTGGCTGCCTGCTTGGCTTTATACAAAACATATTCTCTTTTTTTGTCTCCGGCGTGTCTGGCATTCGATAGATACATGTTTAAATCTTGTATTGCCGCATTTCCTTTTATGGCTTGGTAACGCGTCAGATCGTTGTTGTATTTGTCCCTTATGGATTGTAGCCTGGCATTCGTGAGCTGGGCACTGGTTTTGTTTTGATTGCGTTGCACTTGTGCGCCTTGTCCGTGCGCAAACATTTGAGCCAATGAACTAAAGGTGTCGCTTAAAGCGGCTCCATATCTTGCTTTTTTTTCCTGTTCAGGGCTTATCTGTGGGACAGGCTGCTTGTAATTGCTTATTATTGCATTTAACAAAGGTTTTTTGGCTTCTTTATATTCTTGCATCGCTTTGTTATAATCAAACTGATCGTCCTGCAGTAATTGTTCTTCGTATTTCTCTAATGGTGTTGGCATTTCCGTATTTTTTGTATTATTATTGAACTATTGTTTTAATATTCATCCGATAACTGATTGTTATCGGATGAATAAAGGAACTTTCGCTTCCTGCTTCTCGGTTTTATGCTACTGCTCTAAGCGGTGCATGAAACATTTCAAACGTTTTGCCTTTTATTGGCTTGGCAAGTTCTCCATTGCGTTTACTTATTTGCTGTCAAAACCAAACATCCCCTGTTTTGCGCCGAAGCGCACCGTACTAAAGCGACGGGTTAGCTAACATGTAACTGGCATGTGGTGGAGATGGCGGGAATCGAACCCGCGTCCAAACAAACTTTCTTCATAACTTCAACAAACTTGTGTTCTTTATTTGTTTTTCGCTTTTTTATCTTTTATAGCATACTCGGATAAATCCGCAACGGTTTTGATTTGCGTACAAGTAACCTGCGAATGTCTTCTAATGTGTTATAAAGCCTGGACTGATAGGTTACTGCATCGTTCGGGCTCTTTGTTTCCAACCAGCGGTAACATATATAATCTATCATGTATTGACGAATTTTTATGTCTACTGCTTTTTTATATTGCAGCGGCCAATCTTCGTGCATGTTCAAGTAAAGTATGGTATCCATGTCTTGACGGAAATCGGGAAACTCCGTCAATACGGGTTCCATGTCAGTCGGGGTTTCAGCCAGCATATTGCTGCTTATATTCGTTATTATTTCAGCGTGCGCGTCGTTCATTAAACGTTTAAATAGTATTTCGTTGTCTTCGTCAAATACTAACTCGTTTATCATCTCTATTATACTGCCGTCCGGCTGCTGCGTTCTCCTGCGCATCGCTATTAACGACGTTTCGAGCTTTACCGCCTTTGATAATACATCGCCTGTGATTATATAAAATACTATCATTTTATGTCGATTTTAAATAATTAATGTATTTTGTCGTTGCCTGTTGCCTTGCTTTGTATTCATCCTGATAATTTCTTGTCAAACTGCTAACATAAAAGGCTTTATTTTTTAAATCTTCTACTTTCATCGTTCGGGGCAACCAACCCGCACGCTTTATCTTTTTGAAATTCTTGTAGTTTATCCAAAATAATCTTTCTTGTATACTAACGGAGTTTATCTTATACATAAGCTTAATCTTTTTGCCTTCTCTTTTAAAATAATATTTTTTCTTTCGTACCGGTCTGTCGAGTAATACTATATACTGTTTTAATGTTTTGTAGTCTGGATTTAAATATTGCTTGCTTTGATGCTTGTGTATCTGTATTGCGGCTTTTATGCCTAAATACATGCGTACTTTGGCTATCTGAATGGTTACGAACCGGCGTAAAAAAACAACCGTTTTTTTGTAATATTCTTTAAGGGCGTCTTGTCGTGTTTTCATATTGCTTTCGTATGTTTTTATAATCCTGGTAATTTAGTTGGTTTTACCGGCCCGCCGCTAATGCCTAATACACCTGATACAGGTACTTTTAATCTGCGGGGTTTATAGTACATGTCGTTTGCCGCGTTTCGTTCTATTTTATAATCTCCATTAGTCAACATTCCCGCCCAGTCGGTTGCTAATCCTGACAATCCATTACTTACCATATTGTTTGCACTTTGGGCGTTCTGATTCATCGCATCATATTCGAGGGCTTGTAATTGTCCCTTTTTGTTCTGATACCTTTCTTCTGCGGCATCTTTATAGCGAATGGCATTTGCTCCTATATTTCCGTAAAGTTGTGTTACGGCTTTATTCCTTCGCTCCTTGCTTGCATTTATGGCTTCGGGCGTCGCTCCTGTTACCGCCGCCACGTTACGGTCTACCTGGTCGGCCTTTTTCATTTGGTCGTCCATAAGTCTTATTGCGTTCTGTACATCCGGCCGTTTGGTGTAGTCTCCGTAATAGTTCCTGTTATACAACGCTTCATTTTCAGCGTTCCATTTTTGGCGTTCGCTGGCCATTTGTTTGCGTTGCCGACCTTCTTGAATGGCTCCGAATCCTGTTTGTAAAAGACTGGCTACCATGGGCAAATACTGTATCATTTTATCTTAATTTTTCGTTTGTATAATCGTCTTTTATCTCAAAATCTATATGACTTATTTCTGTTTGTTCTTCTACTGTGGCTTCAAAGGCTATCGTGTAATTTCTGTATGTTGATCTGGCGAGTAGCCCGCCGTCAAAATCCTTGTAGCTTCTGTCTTGCTTGTCTGCCGGAATGGTAAATCCTCGCAACAAGGTTTGTTGTACTCCGTCGTTTGAGCCGTATAAACGATAAAAGGCGGCTTCTTGATTGAGCGCGGTGTTTAATTCGTGAAATTTTCCGCGTAAAAAAATGCGGTCTAACTTCTTCACTTCGTCTATTCCAAAATACAAAGGACGGGTGATAAAGGATACTAATGCCTTGTCTGTTTCTGATTTTGAGTAGTCCTTTATTTTACTTCCTTCTACTACAAGTAAATCGGGACTGCTGTTCTTTATTTCAAAATCTACTTTTTCGGCGCTTATATACCACACTTTACTATCAATGTTGTATACATAATTGTAAGTTAATGTTTTACTTACAAGGATTATTTCGTTTTGAAGATTGTCGTATAATATATCTTTTAGATTTGTTATAAAATCCGAAAATGATACAGGCGTCATATTTATGCTGCTTGCTTCTGATTTTTCTTCTATCTGCACAGATATAAGTTCTGTTTGTTGCCCTGTTATAAGATAGAGACCTCGTTTGCCAATAAATAACATGCCGTAAGGTATACTGCATAATATGTCGGTAATCGGCGTTTCGAGCGATGCGGGCGATTGCCGATTGTAAGAAATTGTTGTACCGGTGTCTAGCGAATATATACCTTCGGTAGTGAGCACATATAAATCGTATTGACCGAATTGTCCTTCGCTCATGCGCTGCGCGTTGGATCCGGCATTGAGAATAACGCCAGTTCCTATCGTCAGGCTGTTTTCGGCCGGAAAATAAAATGGATTGCTTACTCCCGATATTTTCATCCCATTTCGGTAAATAAGCAAGCGGCTTATCTCGGCAGGTATTGCAATTGGATCATCTGTCCAGGTGAAATTTGTTAATTCAATTGGCTTTAATTCAGGGTCTATATAATAGGCAAAGTTTTGATTTTCACTTGCCTTTAATTGGTAAGTATTATTTTGTTCAGCATATCTGCCTCCTACTGTATCATAATACATTCGGTAAATAGTAAGTTCTGTGGCCCTGGCATCCGGATAACTTATAAATGGTAAAATATTATATACTTTTAAATATTCTCCTTGTAACAGTGGCGTTGTTCTTATCGTTTGTGATAAGCCGGTTTCAGTTTTAATTTTTACGGCGATATATTCAACCCATACTTGTTCATCTACTTCTCCTTCTTGTAGTGCCGCTTCAAATTGTCCTTTACCAAATGTCTGATAAAAATAATTGATTGGCCATGGTCTGAATAACTCTTGCTTATAGTCCATTACATGCAATTTGCCGTTGTATACCATTTGTGCGTTGGGCAATAGGTTGTGATGGGTGAAATTATCAACCGGCAATTGTTCTTGGTTGATTAGGTTTTCGCCAAGTTTATCTTTCAGGTCAACGTCTATCCATGTTCCTGGAGTTATGGTCTGTAAATCTTGATAGGTTATTTCATGTACTTTGTAAAATAGATGATTTTGACTTATAGCGTTAATAATTTCGGCCTCTGTTTTGTTCTTATAATAGTAACTGTCTATACCACGCGTACCTCCTTCGTATTCATAAGTTTCTCTTACTGAATCTACCGTTTCTGTATCATAAGGACAAATCTCACTGGTTACAAATACAGATATTGATTTTATGAAATCATTGTATTTAGGGTCTATATTGGAGTTTATCTTAAATTTTAATTTGTTCTTATAAATAGTTGATTTGGTATCTATATCTCCACTATTGTTTATGTCTACATAACCAGATTCTCCTATTACGCTTGGAAACCATGTAGTACTTATCATCGATCCGCTTTTTATTGCTTTCCCAGTCGCAATCTGGCTTTCATTAAAGTCAGTTGTATTATTTAATGTATCTGATAATATAAAGTGACCAGATGTTACGAATGCGGCGCGATTTTGTTTGTAGTCGCATACATTTGTGTTTATATTAAGTCCGCTATATCGGGTGTGAGCGTCATTTGCCTGTCCTAATAACACGGGAGCTGAATGTAATATGTAACTACCATCGTATAGTTCTATCGCTGTACATGCAAGCATAAACCAAACCGGACTTCCTTCTTTTCTTAAAATAGAAATTAGTTTATCGGTTAGTCCCCTAAACGTTTCTTTTCTTAAATCTGTATTGGCTGCAGATTTATAATCTAAATAACTATCATAATGTAATAGCTCTGAAAATATCGTTTTAAATCCTGATCTGAATATTCCTTCAATATCTATTTCTCCCACATTTTCGACTTTTAAATCTACTTTTACCGGCAATAATGCGGTCGATGTCTGCTCGCCTCCGAAATTGGTTTCTATGAGTTTATAGGCTGTATCAACCCAAAATAATATCTTTATTCCCTTTTCATCTAAAATATTTAACATATTTCCTATCTGGGTAATACTCTTGAATCCTGTTGTCGCCGTGAGTAATGTTTCGGCGATGGGCCCTATCAGGTAAATGTTATTGTTGCGCACGCCTATCAAATTTACCCCTGTTTGCGGTAAATTGTGCTGGAATATATAAACGTACTGCTGCGTGGTCGTTTGCTTTATTTTGCGCGGCGTAACGGGTCTGAGCACGCCATTTTTCTTACGAAGATTGACTAACTTTACACAATCGCCATCTTTGTACAGCGATGTTGTCGTTATTCCGTTTATGTCGATACTCTTTTTCATCTATTACTGTTGAAATATTGCTTTTTGTTCGTCGGGTAACGATTGTAATTGTTGCTGTATTTCGGGATTTAACTGATATTGTCCTAGTTTTTGTTGTAGTTCAGGCGGTAACTGTGCTGGTGGTAGTGGCTGCCCGTTTTGCATTGCTTTTTCTGCTTCCTGTTCCCGCTTGTTTAAGTAGTCAATCATTTGATCTTTAAATGGAAAATTGCCTACTTCGAGCAGTGCACGTAAATCAAGCTGATTTTGGGTGTCAAATTGTTTTAGTTGTATCAATATGTCGTTAATCATCAGTCGATATGCAGGAGTATCTGTGTTTTCTGTTATTGAAAGCTCAAATTCAATGTTCTTTACTTTGTCTTCGTCGTAAAGTAGCATCTTTCCCGACTTTTTATCGAATATATATTTACGACCCTTATAAAACTGCTGCATCAACTGTACTATCATTTTGCAGGTTTTATTACGGTAGCTCTGTATTGTTTCGTATATAGCATTAAGCGAAGTTGCCGAGTTCTGGCTTTGTTGCATATACATCTGTGCCGGCGTTCCGCTTCTTGGAGTAGCGCCTTGTAGTGCGCCATATACACCGCTTACATTTTCCGATATCTTAAGCCACATGTTTACGACGTTTAGTGGGGTAAATGCTTGTGCCATTGTATTTTCTCTTTCTGGACGTACATTTGGCGCTTTTGAATCAATATTATAAGGAATAACTCCGCCTATTTTAGAGGCGGTTCTTTGTATGTAATCTACTCCATAACCGTCGGCGTTGGCAACGGTGCTCATGGGTATATACACTAAATCCTTCGCACTGTGCTTTGTTAGTATCTCGCTTAAATTACTTAATCTGTTTACTTGCTTTTGGGCGTCTATCAGGTCTTTTGCAAATGGATATATCTTGCCTATGAAAAATTCATGCAGCTCAAATACAATGCTAAATCCTGAATGCCAATAGGGTGATACTAATCGTTCGAGTACATCGCCCCAGGGTGTGAGCCAGTAATAAACTGCCCGCTGGTCGCTTTCCCACCAGTAATCTATCAATAACATTTTTTCGGGTGGAATACCCATTGCCGATTGCTCAATTATCCTTTGTTCTTTTAATTGTTTTAATTCACTTTCTGTAACGTCTGTGTAAGGTTTGCATGTTCCGTGAAGATAATCATGTACCCACCAGCAACTGATTGTCTCTTTTCGTTGTACTTTTATGACGCGTCCCAATCCGAATTTTTCTATCGGCGGGGTGAAAAAATCCATTTCTATTCTTTTGTCCGTAAACGTTTCTACCATGTTCATGATACGATCTTCCGAGTTGCCCCTATATAGTGCTCGTACTTCTGCCTCTCTCTTTTTATTGCCTCTTGCAAACTTTCCGGCAATTAATTCTATGTCGGCATCATAAAAATAGCCTACTATCGAACAGTCGGTGTAACGCGGATCATTCATCGAATTATCAACGAAAAAATCGTACGGACTTATGTAATCTGCTACTATATCGCCTTCTCCGTTTCTGTTTGCGTAATTTATGTCCCGCGCCATGATTCCTGATGCAAGGAGCTGTATTATCTCGCTGTTTTCCAGTTTCGATAATTCCAGTTTTCGATACAGGGCATGTAGTGTGGCTGTTAAGACATCGCTGTCGGCTTGGTTTTCTTCTTTTTGCGCTACACATACCGGCAATGTGCTGTTTTGCATCCATAAACCGGGTATCGTTCGTGTTATAATGTTTCGAATGATGTTGTACTGACTTGGCTGTATTCCCATCTCTTGATACATCCGGCGTTCGGTTATGTATCTCCTGTTTTCAAAATCATATACTTTGTCGCTGTGCTGATCTCCGTATATGAATTCTTCGTTTCGGCGAATATTGGTGCGTAATGTGGCTAATGAATTCCAGCAGTTGTATGCACTCATCAGTAACTCATGATTCTGCTCAAAGCCTTCAATTGCTGATTCTTGTTGCTTTTTTCGCTCTTTGCGTGCACTGTTGCCGTAACTCTTATTATATGCTTGTATTAATCGCTGTTCTTTTGTTGGCATGTTCTGAAATTTATGTTCAAAAAAACGCTTTTTTTGTGTCTTTCTTTACCCTAAATGATAAAATAATCATATATGGCTTTGATTATTTGTATTCATTTATCAATTTTGTACGAATAAACAGCTATAATATGGGACGTACTAAAGGTTCGGTTAAAACAGGGGGGCGGAAAAAGGGCTCAAAAAATAAAACCGGAGAACAACAAAAAGAATGGATTCTTACTTTTCTTTCGAAAGGATCAGATGCAATTGATAAGTTTTGGGATAATAAGGAAACTTCACTGGAAGATAAAATTAGTCTTTATGCAAGTATCGCCCCAAAACTGGCAGGATTTGTCATGGCCAAACAAACTGAAAATAAAATTTCGCTCGACCAGGAAATTTCAAAAGCGATTAAGGAAAGTAGCGATAAACTAAATAGTTTATTTAAAGCGGAAAAATAATTATTTAATTAAAGGTAGAAATCTTTTTTTATTGTCATAAAACACCAAGCTCACCGTATTTATTACGGTGAGCTTTTTTGTTAAATCATAACAAATTGATATTCAATGATATATTTATGCAATGGTTAATTATTGTTAATTGCATGAAAATAAATGCTCAATTGTTTGTGCGTATAAAATGTATGCTTTATATTTGCAGCACATTAATCAAATACAACAAACAATTAAGCCCTCTCGAATCACGGTTAATCGACAAAAAAATGAAAAAAATAATTAATGGTAAAAAGTATGACACTGAAACAGCTGAAGTAATCGGTTATTGGTCAAATCATCTCGGCTCTAATGATTTTAATTCCCTAAGTGAAACTCTCTACAAAAAGAAAACAGGTGAATTTTTCTTATACGGAGAGGGAGGCGCGAATACACGCTATTCAAAGTCGAACGGGAATTCAAGCTGGGGATCATCTACCATCATTCCGTTTGCTGAAAGAGAAGCGATGGATTGGTTAGAGGAACATGGCGATGCAGACAGATACGAAGAGGTCTTCGGAGAAGTAGAGGAATAAATACATTAAAGCTGTCCTATCGGCTACACGGGGAATAACAATTTAAAAATTATAAGTATGAAAGCAGAAGATGCAATCCGTGAAATGGAACAAAACTTTACCGAAACGCAAATTAGAGTTATCAAAGCTACTTTGATTAGGGGTGGTTGGGGTGATGCTGGTTGTACATTACAAAATGGTGAAACTATTTATTGTATGGGTTATCCGACAGAGGATGCTAAGGATACTATTAAAGATTTAACACCTCGTCAAATAGCTGGGCATTTTAGTTCGATAGCTAAAACGATTAAGGCTTGCAAATTTGAATTTATGCAGCATATAGCCGATTATTGGGGAGAAGGTAATAGTAACGATGGTATGTTATTTTTCGATTACTCAATGTATCCTGAACTTGAAAAATGGGCAAGAAAATAAGAATAAAAATTATTAGCTGTCCTACCGGCTACACGGGGAAAACAATTAAAAAACAAAAAATAAAATGGAAGCAAAAATTAATACCGGTAGTGATAATTATCTATATTGCTCGGTTGATCCAGAAGTAAATAATTATTTGGAACTGTACAATTCATGGCAAGACTGTTTCGATGCCATTAAACCAGATATTATTTTCGAGTGCGAAATTCGTGGATATAATGAATCAGAAACCAATAAAGTTTTGGAACATTACCAGATCGTATTTGCCAATCATAATGGTGAATGGAAAGAGATACATTAATAACTATTAAAAAATAAACACATGAATACAACAGTAAATATAGAATACTCTAAATTGGCGTTATTTGTAAATGAGCATGATTATAATGTGTGCGACGGAGATAAAAAACCTTACCAATTTATTGGTATGATGTTCGACGTTGATAATAATAATACAGCTGATTTTTATGTGCGCTTACAATATAAAGATTATGAACATAATTCTTATATTGGTATAAAAATATGGGAAAATAATCATGAAAATTGGTCTAAGAAAAAGGTTTTAAACCAAATTCTAAATAATTTCGCTGAACGTTATTGCTTATTATCGTTATACTATCCTAATATAAATTTTCAATTAATAGGATTTTAATATGACTGAACTCGAAAATATTAAACTATTCTTTTCTAACACTGTTGTGAGGGATTGTGTTAGTATCAAGAAAATTGAGGAAATAGCAGGATTACCGGTTCGCTCGTTATACTCTTTTCTAAAAGGTGAAAAGTATCGGTATCTTACCAATGAGCAAATTGAAAAACTTATCCCTGTTATCGTACAGATAGGTTATAAGCCGTTGAATGTAGATGATCAGTTTATATAATCTATGTTGCATTATTAAAAAAACGCCCGTACAAAATAAATTGTTCGGGCGTTTGGTTTTCCTTTGTGGCAGTAACCAACTGTTGTTCCACGGTGCGATTAATAATTTCTGAAAAGCAAATCACAATTGTGATGGTCGTTCAAAAGATAATTTTATCTTTTTATTTCAATTCCTTCAGGTGCGATTAATTGAACGACGCTGCAAATATAATCTTTTTTTTTATTATTGTCCTTATTTTTTCTATTTTTTTCTATTTTAGATAATATATTATGATTTCTATACTTCTTATTTATGTTTATTTTATGTATTGTATTGATTATCATATATATAAATTTTATCTTTTGTTTTTCGTTTATTTATTATTAATTGAAAAGAAAGAGTTTCTTCCCATTGAAGCGGATATTGCATATCCGCTTCCTGCTGGGAAGTATAGGACAAGCTGCCACGTGTATTGATTCAGTGAAGTTAATAATAAGTGTTGATCTGACTTACTTGCATAAAAAAATGGCTACTATATAGCAGCCATTTTTATTTTTAATGTGTTGATATTCAATTATAGCATTTTTTGCACCATTGATTTTCAGTACTTTAAACGTGCCTATATGGGCATTATGTTTTTGTTAGCTTATATATTCTGGGTAACAACATGTTATACTCTTTTTCCTGTTCCGAAACTATTATTTTGAATTTGTCCTGATGTTTGTCAAAATCGCGTATAAATTCACGTTCTGTCCGGTATTGCTTTTGTGTTATCTTTTGATCTTTATAGTTCTGTTTTATCTGCTTTAAATACTGTTCTGCACCTATATTGATAATTATCCTGGCTCGCTCTATTTCGCTTTTTCTTACGCCCTTTTGGGCGCGTATGTCTCGTATGAAACACAAGTCTTTCCAGTCAAGCCAAAATCTCTGAATTAGCGGTCTTAAATTGGCATCGGAGAAAAATTCGTCCGCCCGTCTGCTGGCACGTTTATATACAGTTTCTATTCTTAATATATTTTCCTCTTTATGTGCTACTTTATCTAATCGTCCTGCTTTTTTTTCTTTTTTTTGTTGTTCAAATCCTTTGTCGTATATCTTAAAATATCGGCGTATATCGCTATGTTTTAATGTAGTTCTTTGTCTGTTTTCGTGGTAGTTTGCATCAATAAACATCAGTTTGGCCCCGCCACTTGCCGGAACCATGTAATTGGCAAGTTCTATGAATGTTATTGGATCGTAACTTACATAAAGATTTAGTCCTATCTCGAACATAACAATTCGTACTTTATGCGCTGTAAACCCATTTTCAAATAATAGCATCTCAAACGCTGCCTTCGCTTCTGATATGGTAAATATCGTATCGTTACGTAAACGACCGAAATTGGCTTTCTCCCAGTACTTATGCAAGCTACATTTAAGCGTTACCCGGTTATTTATTATTTGTACCTGTATGCCTGTGCTATTTGCATATTGAGAGCTTCGATAATTTACCTGAGTGCCGTCGGCATTTGTCCATATCTGCAAACAATGGAGTTGTGCAAGGTGGGCACATTCTTCGTTGCTGACGTTAACTCGAATCGTTATCTTATCGAACATGCGTACCTCTATTTTTTATGTTATGTTGTTAAAATCAAGGTTATGGCAAGGAATAAAGCTGAATTTTGTGGGCTTTACCGATTGTTTGATTGTTTTTTAGTTTTGCTTAATATCTGGATTTTGTGAAATGAATAATTGCGAGCGGTTTAGTTAAATCATAGTCTTTGAACCAATCTTTAAAATCCGATAATGATAAACTGTCGTTCTTTGCAATAATATCTAAAGGTATTAAACTCTGTGAATAATAACATAATTCAACGAGTTCATAATTTGATTCAATAAGTCCGTATTTCATATCTCCACCAAGTTCATATTCAATATCTTTTCCAAGTTGTAATTTTTGAACTCTAATTCCATCGTCCTTTGTCAGATTTACAATATCAACCCATTTTGAACGATACGGAACATCCTCCCATTCTACCACCCGTAAAATAGCATTTCCGCTATTTACTTCCTCAATTTTTTTAACCCACCCATCGTAATCCGCTCTGATAGTATGAATTTTAGGGGTAATAATCGTTCCGTCCGGCATTATGTTATCTCTGTCTTTATTAAAAGCGAGTTCTATTTTCTCTTTAAAATAAGTCGGTTCACCAGCTCTTATGTGGTTCTTCATAAACCGACTACTTAGAATCAGCGGTATTTGTTTCATTTGTTTCATGTTGTTTTATGATATTTGTTTAATATTATACGTTATGGTTTACTGTAAAGAAAGATCGGAATTTACCTCGTTTCCCCAAGCGTGCCAACCTTTCGTATTTTGACGAGCAAACAATTCAACTCGTGGAATATCACCCATAAGTTTGACAATGCGATCTCTTGTTTCAGCAGGTTTTTTACTATGTACATCAATTGGTGCGTAAATAATTGAATGAACACCCATATTAATCCGTTTTGGTCTTCCTTTTACTGCGAGCAAACAAATCTCTGCATTGCTTCGTGTCCATCTTCCCATGCCCCAAAAAAAGCTATCAGCCTTCTTGTTTTTCTTTATCCAAGTGAAGGCATTTGTTTTATAGGTAAACCCCCATGCTTTTATTACGTCCAAAGCCTCTTGTAGTTTTGGAAAAGTAGCCCACATAAATAAAATGCAATCTTGATCAGCTATTTCATTTATTGGTAATTCTTTAATCTGATCAACACTCATAGTTCTATAATGTCTTTCTGCTCCACCTCTGTGTAAGCATTTATCATCATATTGCCATGCTGGATCTGCGTAAATAATTTTATATTTCATGTTTTTTGATTAAAAAAGAAACAGCGAAACCATAATACAAGGCTAAGGTTAACCGCCAATTTCTACTGTTAAGAAGGTTCATCGCCCGCATTTACATTTATATTTTTCCCAGGCTTGTACACCGCATTTGGCGACTGCCCCAAGACCAGTTCGTTACATGCAAGCCTAAGAAGCGTACTGCGATTTTGGAACTTCATCTTTTTCAATAGTCTTTTTAAAACTTAAATTATAAAAAAATTTGTTTATTTGAAAAATCCACAACCAGAATGAAATTCATCGTTTTGAAAAAAAATTACTTTATAATAATTTCCCCATTTACCATTCCATTTATCTCTCCATTGAGCGCCTTTATGTACAATATAATCATCATATAGCTCTTCATATTTTATACTTTTTTTAATCGTTTTAAATAAGGAGTTTGCGAAAGATTCACGTCTTTTTTTTGTTTTTATAGTTTGAATAAAACATACAACTTCTAAAAGACTATCGTCTATTTTTTTTACTTCTTCTGTTGTCATAATTAAATAATCTGTTCTGTTTAGAAAGCTTAACTTCTATTATTATACTATTATCAAATTTATTTTTTAATGCAGCATCTACTCCAATTATTATATATTCTTTTGTTTCCATATTCTTTTGTGTTATTAAATTAGTTCTGTTCCGTATATTAAAAAGTATAAGTTCTGTAACTCATGTAAATACTCTATTTGTGTCAAATATATGTTATCTACAAAAATTGAAAAATAGTTCCATTTCGCTCTACTACGTAACTCCATATTATAGAGTACATAATTTTCAAGAGAAATCCTAACAGCGTGCACATTTAACAATAATTCATCTGTAAGCGGAATAGGCTCAAACTTATCTTCTGTATTAAACCTATCACCATCATACACATCATTTGGAAAACAATAAATTAATCTATTAAGTATTCCTGTTACTGTTACCTCTTTGTAGCTGAATAGTATTTTATTTCCTATTCTTAACTCGTTCGATTTTACCATTTTTTAGTTTTTAAAAGTTATTACTATTTTTTATAAAGTTGGAGTTACTGAAATATCTAAATAAAATTGAGGGTCTTTAATAAACTTAATATTTTTTATTCCATTACCTTCAAAATAACCGCCTCTATAAATATCAATTACATACCATTTACGACCATGAGGGGCATCTGAAGATAGTTCATAATTAATTTTACCACAGATATAGTTGCAAAATTCATTTAACATGTCATCAACTGAACCAAGTTCTTCATTCCAGGGAATAGCAATTAAATCCATGTCTCTGTTAAGAGAACCATGAAGCACAAGATTATACCCATAGTTCATGGAAATTCTCTTAAGAGGCTCAAACATAATAGCATAGTAAGAGGGTTTAACATGTATAGGTTTATTACGTTTCATGTTCCTTCCTTCTTTGAAATAAAAGACTATATACCCCGCTGTCAAATCCAATCGTATCGACAAGCTTCCACCCATCTTTTTCCATTTCTCGTACTGTTTTATGTATTTCAGTAAAATGGCAATTTTTGTCTACCATTTCGTATTTACTTTCAAATAAGCCTTTGATTATTTTACATAATGTATCACACTGACCTTTAATTAGTTGTTTTAATTTTTTCATTGTTTTATCTTTTATAAGTTTTGATGGATTTTGGGTTATTTTCTGTTGACATGTGGCTATGTAGCCCGGAGCTTATCGAGTTTTATTTTATTTTCAAAATGAAATTTAATTCCTTGTCGCATAGCTATATTTACTTCTTGTATACAACCAAAACTTTCAACCCAGCCGTCGCACAATAACAGGTCGGTACAAAAACAAAGATGGTGGATATCTTCGTTTAAATATTCGTTGTATGTTGGTTCTCTATTTAATTCGATGATAATTCGTTCTTTTAAGCGATCGGCAATGTCGAATGGGTTTACTACTTCATCACCCATTGCCTTTAAATAATGCGCCCACGCATTTGCACGGTTGCGTTGTTGCGTTTCATCATATCCGGTTATAGGGATGCTTATATATATTATTCTTTTGCTCATAATTCAGTTATTATTACATACCTGTCGTTTATAGTTCTGCCTATTCTTATTTTTCCCTCAAGTTCAAGCGATTTTAATTCTGCTTTAGCTTCACTATGCCGCTTGTTTATTTCGCTTTCAAGCGCGTTTGTCGGCATTTTGTGCTGTGCTTTTTTTTCTGCTTCTATTAATTTTATTATATCAATCGTTTTCATTTTGTTGTTGTATAAAATCGCTTAATTGTTCTGCGGTTTTGTTGCTTGTCAAACAGGTGTACTTAAACTTGCCAAAATCAACTATCGACTTTTCCGCTATCGATAAGTGTTTTGAATATACGTGGTATGCTATCCTGTATCGTTTGAGGTTTATTCCTTGTGTGGACATGTCGATATATATAGCGCCTATGCTTTGTAACTCGCTTTCGGAATCAGGATGTAACCGTACCGTATCATATCCCTCCAGCTTCCATGTGTACGGTAACCGGAGGGATGAAAATTGTTCTTTTGCGAATTTACGTTGTTCTTCTATGGTGTACATCGTTCAAGTATTGTTTATTGAATCGTTATGTCGTTTTCCTTCATAAATTTTTGAAAACGACTTACTTATTTCGTTAAACTGTCTTTCAGTACAACATCTACAATCTTAGTCTCGACTATGCTGTTTACTTCATAGTCAACAATATAATCTTGTAAAAACAACTCAGTGAGTTTGAAGGCGGCATCGGTGCTGGTGGCGCGTATCATGTAGTGGTTCGGTATTTTTTTCTTTTTGCTGTTTTCGGCAATTTCGATATAACTTACTTTAACTGCAAAATATTTGTCGGCTTCAATTTTTGCGTTGTCGTTTTTGTATGTCGAATGGAGTATGTCGCCGCCTTGCTGATCAACAAAGTCTTCATCGGTAATGTATTCAGAGTACTTTGATTGCTTTACTGACATTACATCGCATTCTCCTTTAATAAAGGATTCAATGCTCTTTATTACAGTTGCTTCGGCATCTGTACATGATTCTGCGGTCAACAAAATTTGTTCTGTTACTTTTTCTATGTTTCCGCTTTCTCCAATTCTGTCGTATTTTACGACTGTTTCATAAAATTTGTTCATTTTGTTAGTTTTTTAATTGGGTTTTGTTTACTTCGTTGTCAATACTGTTTAGATAGTTTAAGTAATATTCAGTATGTTGTATTAATTCAAATTCTTCAACTTGAATTTCTCCGTGAAATTTTCGCGTTGTACATTCTACTAAATTACTTACTACTCTTATTCCGTTACCAAAGTCATGAATAACTTCTTCTACTCGATCCATTTCAAGCGAGTGGAAGTGGGTGAATGTTGTTTTGTACATAATTTGTTTTATTAGTTTGTTTTATTTATAATTAATTTCTTTATTCTATTTTTGATTTTATTACTTCATAGATTAAACATGTGGCTGGAACTATGGCTACAATATCATTAAACATAATGTATTGCCCGCTGTAAATTACGGTTTGACCATTTTCTGCGTTGGTCATTATAGCATTTCCTTGTACCTGTATCGTGGTTCCAAGTGGATGTACTATTTCATAAGTTTTCATATTTAACCTTTTAATACTGTAAATTATTCGGTTTTGTCTGCTGAGAAAATTTCAGGGTATCTTTTTGCGAAATGGTTTTTGAAAGTATATCATACTTCGTTTCCCATTCCGCAACCCTGATCTGTTCTTTTTTCAATTGTTCCGAAAGCCTCTTATTTACTCGCTTGTAGTAATTGAAATTTGTGTTCAGTATTGCATTTTGTTTCTTAAGGGACATTATTTCCCTTTGATATGATGCTATTTCCGCCGTATGCCGGTCGGTAAACTTTCCGCGCTTGTCGTGATACATTCCACGCTTTGGATGTTGTTTACATTCGCGTTTGGATTTTTCAATCGCGTTTTCTTCTGGAAATAAATCTTGTATCATAATGCACGTCTTTAGTTAGGCACAAATAGTTGATATAGTTCCTCAAAACTCGGGGGATTGATTCCAAACAAAATGAGACAACCGCAACATTCATAATAATTAAGTGCAGTATAGTCTGTTTCAATGTAATCATGATCACCGATTCTTATTCTTCTCGGTACGTTAATTTTAGCTTGAAGGGCTTTGTTTCTATTCGAAGGGGTGGTGATGAAGATTTCATTCTCGAATAGAATTACTTGAAATTGTTTTGTTGACGCTGAATTTTCCATGATGATTATTTTAAAATGTTTGATTCCAAATCCTGATTATTTCACTTCCTGTAATAAAGCGTTTTCCGTTTACCTTACGTATTTGCGCTTTAATTTTGCGCTGCTCTATATAGCGTTCTACCGTACGCCTGCTTACGCCTAATTGCGTCGCCGTGTCGGTTATCGAATAGCGGGATGTGGCTATTACTTGGGGTTGCGTGGATGTCATGTTATTGCTTATTCGTTTTATTCTGTCTGGAAGGATGCATTTATTGCCTTGAGGAACGGCAACGGGCTGTTTGCTATGCGCAAATATGTCATCGAGCTTATTTATGATCTGTTCGTTACGTGCATATATGTCACCGAGCTCATCTTTCATTTTTTCAAGTTCTTTTCGCTGGATGGATGTTAATTTTATCATCGCTATTTATTTTATGCGGGTTACTATACATCCATCCGGTATGTTCTTTTCATCTATCGTAAAGTCATAGCCATTTTTCCGAAGAACACTTACTTCTGTTCTGATTCGTTGTGTTTTGAATTCTTTTACATAAATACGGACGGGTCTGTTTATCTCTAATGCTTTTAAAGTTGCTCTTATTGAAACTTTTCGCACAATTTGAACGCGCTCTGGAATATTTTTCGTCATAATGTTGTATATTTGCAGTTTATTATTTTTTATACGGCTTTCGTATCTGGTATATTTATCTGTGCAAATATAGTGTATTATGACTATTTATACAATAATCTATATATTAAAATAGCGTTGTTACATACTATTTATAATTATTCTAAATTATATACAATGGAAATAACTGTAAATGAAAGAATTATAAGGATTAAAAAAAATGAGGGTTTGACAAATGAAAAAATGTCTAACAGGACTAATGTCCCCATAGAAACACTTAAATCAATGTTTTCAAAGAAAACTAATCCTAATTTAGATACTATTCAGAAAATTTATAGGGCATTTCCACACTATTCTTTAGAATGGATTATTTGTGGAACCGGTGAAATGCTTAAAAATAGTATTGTTGAATCAAAAGAAGTCAAATTTGTTGATACAAATTTTTTATTGGATAGAATTGAAAAGTTGGCTATTCAAAATAATAAACTCGAAGAAGAACTCGAGCAACTAAAAAAAACATCGAAACGAAATGTTGTTCCAACATCTTATTCTGAGGGTGGTGAGCAATTAATAGCTGCTGAAAAAATTAAATAATTTATTATATGGAATCTTTTTATTACTTTATTGTTATCGGTGGGGTTGCTTCATTGCTAACAAACGAATCTGCTGATAAATTTAAAGGCTCTTCCGGATATGCTGAAATGTGGTTGTCTGTCGGTGCATTGCTTGGTATGTTATCTTTCGTAGCGTTTATTGTAACTTTGTTTTTTTACGTTACTTGGTGGCATCCTTTGGCGTTATTCGCCGCTACTACTGGTTTGTCGTGGTTTCTCGGCTCTTTTGGCAGGAATGGCTTTGTGGGTTTAGCTTGCAGTTTTATGGTTATTATTTTTAATTCGTTGGCTTGGACGTATTTAATAAAATATATATAGTTATGTTGGGCAAAAATTTAAACAAACTCATCGTGGATCGCAAAACGAATAAAACAGATTTCTGCAGGTATCTCGAAATATCGCGTACTACGTTGCAGGAGTATTTGAACGAAAATACGTTTATGACATCGGATAAAATCATAAAAACTGCAGTTTTCTTCGGCGTATCGGTGGCTTCGCTATTCGGCGAGGCGGAAGATAATATCTCGTCGCTTCGCGATATGATCGTTAGCCAACAAAGACAAATTAATGAAATTAACCAACAATTGAAAAAAATATTGAATAATTAATTTGCATGTTTTTTTACAAGGGTTGGTAATATTGATATACCATTTGTTCGTTTTATTGTACAATATTTAATGCACATGTTCTAAATTCCTGACAATTAACTGCTAAAACTTACTAAAATCCGACTCATAATCAGGGGGTCACTGGTTCAAGCCCAGTTGGGCCCACCATGAAAATTAGTGGAATAAAATAGTGGTTTACAGTTGATTGTGTTATTAATATAAAACAACTGAAATCACTTTTTTATGTCCGAAATTAATCGTTTTACAAAAAATTTTACAAGTCAATGCGCAAAGCCTGTTGTTTTGCGTCATTTTGCGTCAAATAATTTGTATAATTTTCACGAAAATGAAATTATCAGTATGAAATTATCTGTCGTGCTCGAAACTCGACACACTAAGGCTAATGGTAAATTTGCCGTGAAAATTCGTTTTAATTTTTGCGGTCAGGCTTATTACGTTAATACAGGCGTGGATGTGCCGAAAGAAAACTTTCTGCTCGGTAAGATAATAGGTTTACCTAAAGCGACTTTTTATAATACTGTTGTCGCAAATAAATTGGAATATACTCAAAACGTTCTCGACGACCTGCAATTGAATGGATTGATTAAAACTAAGTTTAAAACTGGAACTGAAATTAAAAGGTTTATTGAATCCGGAGAGGATGGGTACGATAGTCTTAACCGAGATGAGCGAATGAAACTGCACTTTTATACTTATGTGATTAATCATGCTAAAAAGTATAAAAATAAATCATCGGAGCAATATTTGCTTATGCTTAAAAAGGTAACTAAGTTCTGCGATATTGATAATCTGTTTATCGACGATATTACTATTGCATGGCTCAAAGATTTTGATGCGTTCTGTGAACTGTCTGGTATGAACCAAAATGGTAGGGCATTTTATTTAAGGGCTATCAGGGTTATCTGGAACGATGCCATAGACCGTGGACTGGTGGGGTTGGATAAATACCCCTTTAGACGTTTTAAAATAAAAAAAGCTGACACAAAACACTTAAATATGCCGGTGGATGATTTCCGTGCTCTTATGTTTATGGATTGTAACGATAAATTACATTTGGAACGTTATCGAGACTTGTTTATGCTTTCGTTCTATTTGTGTGGCATGAATATTAAGGATTTGCTTTTTCTGCAGAAATCGGATATTATTGGTAATGAGTTGTCTGTTATGCGTATTAAAACAAATGTCCCTGTTCGGGTCAAAATTGAACCGGAGGCTCAATCTATTTTCAATAAATATAAAGGGAGTAAATTCCTATTAAATATTATGGATTCTTACCAAAATTACGAAGATTTTCGTCGTCGAATGAATCGTGCGCTTAAAGAGGTTTTTCCTTATATATCTATTTATTGGGCGCGCCATTCATGGGCTACTTATGCGGCTGAACTCGATGTGCCTGATCCAATCATTGATATGGCCATGGGGCATAAGCTGAAAGGCATGTCGGCAATCTATGTCGCTCGTAATATGAAAAAAATATCGGAGGCTAACCGTAAAGTGATTGATTATGTCCACAATTTTTAATAATGGCCGCTAATATATAAATTGACCGCCACTTTCGTTTATCTTCGTCGGCTTTATTTTTGCCGGTAAGGGCATTTTATTGAGCGATATGTATAATCCTATCATGGTTGCCATAATACGGTCATCATGACATCCGTCCTTGGCTCCTGTCTTGTTGTTTTTTTTCCGTTCAAAAGTCCTGCCTTCGTTTATGGTTTCTTCATCTCGTTCTACATACCCTTTTTCTCTTATTATTGAAATGTAAGTTTCTATATATGCAGGCTTGGTTGATACGTTCGTATGTTCTCCATATTGTATGGGCGCTCCTTCTCGTATTTTTTCCGGTTCTGTCCTTGCATATATATTATCGTAATGCTCTTTTATTATTTCAAATATAAAGGGTGTATCATCTTCTTTTATGTTACTGTCGTATGTGTTACTTTCTACTACTAACAGGGCATTGTTATACCATTTGGCTATTTGTGTGGCTATCCAGATGGTTATGTCTTTGTCAATGTGACCGTAAAACATGGCTACTACTTCCTGCGGTTCTCCGTACATCATCCAGTATCGATCTATTACTTTTATTACCCCATAGTCGGCACTATCGCTTGTTCCTTTCTGTGGATCGAATACTACCAGATATCTGTTGCTTATTTTTTCTTCTTTGTGGGGTAAATCCCATACCCATATTTTATTTACTCCTCGTTTTATACGTGTTTCTCTGTCTGTACTTGTTATTGCATCATATACTTCCGGTTCGTTTACAAAGGTGATATCTTCTAATATTTCTTTTCGTCGGTGTGGCTGTGTTATTGATAATGTTGGTGAACATTTTGACTGTAATACTCCTACGTATGCCGGCATGCAACAATCTTTGCGCAATGCTTCTAAATCTTCCGAAATAAAGACGGGATTACCGCTACTCTGAAATGCTTCTATATCATCGCTTGGATATTCTTGTTTCATTAGCCATTCTCCCGGCATTTCGGCTGCACGCATGCGTCTCCAGTTTAGATTTTCTAACGTGCAGTCTGTGTGGTTATTCCATAAATTTATTTCGTAGTTATTTAACGTTTTTATAAAGTCGCTTACTGTTCCTTTTTTGGTGCGGTCTCCTTTTTTGTCCGTAAATTCTGTTTCGGGTATGTAATACGAACCGTTAAAAGGTATCTCGTATAGCGGTATCTCAAACCATGGGGCAAAAAATGGGTAAAATGCTGATTTCCCTTCTTTTGCCTTTAACCATTGCTGATGGAAATAATCTCCTTCTCCATTGGCTGTACTCTCACGGATTATAGCCGTGTATGGCCCGTCTGTCATGGATGAGATGGCGGCTGCTTCTATGAGAGATGGATTGTTTTTTTCGGTGGTACTGTAAAATGCCATCTCTGAAAAATGAACTAATTTTGCATTCTGTGAACGTGTCGCCTTGGGTGTGTCTGCCGAAGCTACTGTAATACGGCTTCCTGTCTGTGTTATTAATTTGATATTGGTTGTTCTCTCAAAACTGTCTAACGATATTTTTTCGCCGTCAATCTGTGGCATTTCTTTGACTGAATCTCCATACATTACCCTTATGTTTTGGGCCGCCGTCAAATCCTGCGCTATTATAAAACTATTCCAATTCCTTTTTATAATGGTCTGTATCCACTTGAAAACCATCTCCACTAAGGTGGAAAAGCCCATCTGCTTGGCTTTTAATATCTGTATATTTATGCGTTTGCCCTCTTTTATCCTTTCCATTATTATTTTAAGCAAACGTCGCTGCGCTCTGTTTAGCTTAAATTTTATCGGCTCGGCCGTTTGCTTGTCGATAATTGTTTCGTATGCTATGGCAAAAAACTCAAAATCGTATTTTATTCGTTCTTCACATACCTTTAACCAAAAATAATCACATTGTACTTCGGTTACTTTGTTGCGCCTTCCAAATACTTCGCGCACGGCACCGGCTACGCTACCATGTTTTTTTAATAACAAAATGGATGGATGATACTGCATTTCTACAGGAAAATAAAATGTCCCCGGATGCTTATCTTTTACGGTTAATGCAAATCTTTCTCCGCAACAATTAAGTCCTGATATCGGATCGTAATCCTGCTTCTTGGCAGCGTTACGTTTCGCGTTTTCTCTAATTATCTGCTCTATCTGATTTGCGTTCATTTCTTTTTTTTTAGCAAAACACCCCCGTTTCACAACGTGGGTGTCCTTCGTTAACTAATAAAACAATTAATCTATGAAAAAAATATTTTAAAAACTAAAAAAAATATTTTAAAAACTAAAAAAAATATTTTATTATTTTAATATATAACCTGTTATAATAGCTCCACCGGCAAAGAAAATCCACTTTTCGTTCTTACGAAACCAGTTATTTTCTTTTTTCAATTGTTTCTGAAGTTTATCTACCGACACATTAGCCCTGTTAAGCATCTCGGTTCGCTTCGTTAATAAGGTGTCTTTCAGTTCAAGTTGTTGTTCGCTGCCTTCGTACATCTCGCACCAGATTTGAGCTTCTTGTTCAGTAATTGTTATCAAATTACGCTGTACTTCTATCGTTTCAGCCTGTGAAGTTACAACGCTATCGCATTTCTCGAGTGTAGGCGTTTGTGTGTATATTTCTTTTAACCGATTATTCTCTTCGCTTAATGTTTTGATTGTCGCCTGTAATTTCGATTTTTCAACTTTCAATCCTTCAACTTTTTTTGATAAAATTTTATTTGCGCTATCAATTTTGAGAATTTTTGCCGTAATCGGAATGCTTTGTATCGAATCAATTATATTATCTCTTATCTGTGTCTGCTCCGTTTGATTGACTACCGTTTCAGATTGTTTTCTGCTACACCTCGAACCTGCAACAAGGCTTAAAAGCATAACGATAACAAGTAAAACGGTAATTAATTGCCAGTTTTTTAGTATCTCTTTCATATTTTTAGTATCTCTTTCATATCCACCTGCTTATTTTATATATCTGACTTTTTAATCTTCTTTTCCTGTACACCCCATCGCCTTCACGGCTTCCGGCTTCGTTCGTATTGCCCTCTACCGTTATGCAGTAGCTGTTGTCCTGCCATACATCAATAAACCCAACATGAGCGATTCTGTTTTTTGAGCTGAACCATATCCCGAACACATCCGCCTGAAGTGGTTTTTTATTGTCCGTCTTTCCTTTTGTATACACCACATTCTTTTTCGGAAACCAATTAGGAGAATAACCAGAAACTACTGCTTTAACTCCAGCTTTTTTAAACGTCCACGTTACGAAAGCAGCGCACCAGGCGTCGCCTTTTCGCAGGTTAGCTGCTTTCAGGTATTCCACTACCCTGCTTCCGTCATTGCGTCCCGTGAGCTCCCGGACGCCTATCTCGGCAGTGTACACGGCTGCTACCTGCTCTCTTAGTTGAGCGTGTACGACAAAGCTACAAGCGAAAGCAACAACGAAAAGAAGATAGCGTATGAAATTGTTATTTTTTGCCATTTCGTTAAGAATTTAAAATCGTTTTTTAAATCGTGTAACAGGTACTTTTTATACGTTCCGAAAAGCAAGCCTAATACTAACCAGGCTATCGACGCATATACAAGCAACTGTATAATAGCAAAAATTGGAACCTGAAACACCCCCGCATCGAACACGGCTGCCGTCGGATCGAGAAAACGAAGAAAATGGACGGATAGAATCCACACCACCAGCGCAGCAGGCACGGTTAGTATTTCGGGATAACGCTTGAAAAACGACTTAATCGCCGATAACATCATGAGTAAAAAATTTTTAATTGTTTTCATAACTATTTTATTTTAATAATCTTATAAATGAAAATATATTATTCGTGTCTAACGAAAGAATAAGCACAATACACATTACTATTACCCAAAACAGGTACGAATGTTCTGAAAAAAACAACACTACTTTCAGTTTCGAGAACTTGTCATCAACTTTATTTTCAACGTCATCAATACGACTATCAGTAGCTATTTTATTCTGCCTTATAGCTTCAAGTATTTCGTCAAGCTTGTTATCAATGTTCATAGCCATTACAGTTATAGTTTTTGCCGTCTGACCCTTTACGTCTTTCAGTAGTTCTTTGGTTGTTTTTTCAAAATCTTCGCCCATCGTTCTATTATGTTTTATTCAAAATATCTCGTCAATCGCCTGTTTCAAAGCATCTCTTTGTGTTAAAAACTCATTAATCATAACTTTAAGCTATAATACAATAAAGTCATTCTCACCTGCATTATTAACTAAATCAATTTTGTGATTGACAAGAGCTACAAGTTCTTGCATTCTTTGTAACTGTTGTGTACAGGCTGCTAAATCAGCTTGTAATTGTTCAAGTGAAGTTTTTCCTACTTCTTCTTGAACTGTAACAAGTTCACCATTAATAGTAACTTGTCTGTTTTTTAAAATACGAATTTCGTTTGCCATTTTTATTTAATTTTTAAGAGTTTGCATTAACTACCACTAAAACGTTAGAATCATTATAATAACTTAATTTTTTCTCTCCCAAACTGTTTTTGAATAATGTTTTATTGTATTGTAAATAAACGTAAGTTGCGATTGTAAAATCAACACCATTATAATCTGAATTGAAACCGTCTTCTATTTTATTGTAATTGAAATTTGCTCCGATAGAGTTGGAATTGAAATTTGCTCCGATAGAGTTGGAAGTGAAATATGCTCCAATAGAGTTGGAAGTGAAATATGCTCCAATAGAGTTGGAATTGAAATTTGCTCCGATAGAGTTGTTATTGAAATTTGCTCCAATAGAGTTGTATTTGAAATTTGCTCCGATAGAGTTGTATTTGAAATTTGCTCCGATAGAGTTGGAATTGAAATTTGCTCCGATAGAGTTGTTATTGAAATTTGCTCCGATAGAGTTGGAATTGAAATTTGCTCCGATAGAGTTGGAATTGAAATTTGCTCCGATAGAGTTGGAATTGAAATTTGCTCCGAAAATAACCGAATTATAATTAACTAAAATGTCTAAAGTAGTACCACCAATTTTATTATTGTGAATATTGGCATAAGAACTCTGAATGCCTGTAACTGTAGGCTCTGTAGAAAACATATAATAATCATTATACAAAAGATTTGTAGGGATAATCACTTGAAATACATCATTAGCAATGTACCATTCAGTTTCAGTAAGGCTTACATATTGTAAATTATTCCATTCAAACGGTCTCCAAAAACTTGTATCCGAGAATAAACCTGCTGCATCACAAAGTTTAATATAGATTTGATTTGTACCAGTCTTTTTTACAACACTACCTTTTGCAAAACTGTCAGAATTACCATCAGCATGTTCAGTTGTTACACTAATTTGCCAACGGCGAAACTTAACATTCCTATAATCAAAAGGGATGTCATTTTTTTGTAAAGTGTCAATCCTGCGATAAATTAAACCTTTCGTGCAGCCTGGAACCATAGCTTGATTATTCTCAATATCATAATAAATAATATCTTGAGGAAATAATGTACTATAACATTCGGCGGATAATTTATTGTTAGTTAAAGCCATTACCAATAAAGGCTCAATCTGACCTGTATTGACGTCTGTTGTATTTGGAATTGTGTGAACTGTCTGATAATCTGTTATCAAATAACTCTGTCCTGGAACTAAATTATTTGCTTGTTTTAAAGCATAAAGTTCGGAATAAGTGAGTGAAATTTGCATAGCAGCCCCTATCTTAACATCTACATCTTCGGCAGTTATAGGGGCATTATCGAAAAAATCAGAAACAGCTGTTTTAAATTCAGTGAACGAGGCATAGTAATCACCGACTGCATTCTTCCTAATCGCTGTTACTTCTGTGGGTGGAAAAAGTATCATGTTGCTTTCTATCGTTTGTACAAAAATCATTGTAGCACTGCTCTTACGGAGCTTACAAGGTACTTTCGATACAATTGAATCCAGACTATCGCCTATGATCCAGTTTGAGTTGGTGTCTTTAAAAAAATACATATTGATTTGTTTTTAAATTGTTTATAATGTGTTTAAGTATAATTCATAATCTGTCTCTGATATGTTTATTGAACCAGTTAAATTAACTTCATCTATCCATACTTGATGTGTTGATGGAGTGATTTGTGTATTTAAAGTACATCTGACAATATATTCAATTTTAACTGGATTTGGCGTTAGTTCTATGCAAGAAATTGCTATCGTATCATCTATTTGTACTTCTCTTTTTACACTGGCTACTATAGCTCCATCTGAAACTCTTTTCAAGTTAATATTTAATAACTGAATTATACCAACATCTTGTTTATTCGTACTTAAATTAAGTTGTTTCTGCTTAATTGCAGTATTCAACATTTTCTTTGTTACTGGAGTATTTGGTAATAAATCAGTAAATTGTAAGAAAGGAGATAAACCTTTATCAAATTCTGCTT